TTTTCCCGATGGATATGAACCCTACCGCCGAGAATATCGCATGGTGGATCTGCCGCATGGTTCCCTATTGTGTCCGGGTCGAAGTGCAGGAAAGCGAAGGGAATGTCGCAATCTATGAGAAGTGAGACGCTAAAGGTCAACGAAATATTTTTCAGCATCGAGGGCGAAGGCCGACGAGCCGGAGAGCTTGCCGCTTTCATTCGTCTGACGGGCTGCAATCTTCGGTGTTCCTATTGTGATACCGAGTACGCTTTCAGTGAGGGAAAGCCCTGGAAGGTGCGGGACATCGCTTCCGAGGTGCAGGGCTGGAGGAATATCACATTGACCGGAGGCGAACCGCTCCTTCAGGACGTTCACGGCCTGCTTGATTATCTGCCGTTTGCTTCGGACATCAATATCGAGACAAATGGGAGCATCGACATTACGCCATATTTCGGCTATCCAAACGTCTTTTTCACGGTTGATTATAAGTGTCCATCGTCGGACATGGAGGACAGAATGATCTCGAATAATTTCTGCCGTCTGCGCCCGCAGGATTGTTTGAAATTCGTGGTTGGTGATATCGAGGATCTGAAAGTGGCGCGAGCCGTCTGCTTCGGTCAGAATATCCCCTGCCCTGTTTATATATCGCCAGTGTTCGGCAAGATCGAGCCATCGGTTATCGTGGATTTCATCAAAGATAACCGAATTATTTGCGAGAACTGGCGCGTTCAGCTCCAACTCCACAAATACATTTGGGATCCGATGAAAAGAGGTGTTTGAAAATGGATAATGACAACCGTAGGAAAGCCGAACAGGCTGTCCGTGACTTTCTGTCCGCTTTCGGCATCAACATAGACGAACGACCGGGCATGGAGGAAACGCCCCGTCGAGTGGTTTCCATGTATGAGGAAGTGTGGGCAGGCGAGCAGATCAGTGATGAGGAAATCGCAGCCAAGTATGCCAAGACCTTCCCCGTCGAGAATGACGACATGGTCGTGGTCAAGGATATCGAAACGTTCTCATGGTGCGAGCATCATTTGGCGCTCATTTACAACATGAAGATCAGCGTGGCGTACATACCCCGGGGCGAGGTTATCGGATTGTCCAAGATCCCCCGCATCGTTGACATGGTATGCCACCGCTTGCAATTACAGGAGCGCATCGGTGAGCAGATCGCGGATATCTTGCGAGTGATCGTTGGTCAAGATGTCTGTGTCCGCATTGAAGCGAATCACTCCTGCATGACGGCCCGAGGGGTAAAGAAACCTTCGTCCAAGACCGTGACCTTTACCCGTCGCGGTGTGTTCCGTGATCGAGAGAGGTTCAAAGAATTTTTGGAGGCATTGAAGTCGTAATGCCACGATGGTGGTGAGTTTGCAGGATGGGAAGAAAAAGAAATCCGCGCCGTGATGAGGCGTTTCGTCTCTATATTGAGAGCGAAGGGCAAAAGAAGCCGGTAGATATAGCGGAGTTTTTGAAAATCCCATCTTCCCGGGTCAGAAAATGGAAAGTCGAGGATAAATGGGACGAGGAACTTCAAAAGCCCCCCGAAAAAAGGAGCGTTCCTAAAAGACGACAGGGCGCTCCTTTCGGAAGCAAGAATGCTTTGGGAAACAAGGGTGGCACCGGCGCTCCTATTGGTAGTCAAAATGCAAAAGGGCACGGCGCTCCGTTACGAAATCAGAACAGCCTAAAAACGGGCGAGTACGCAACCATTTGGAAAGATATGCTTTCCGATGAGGAAAAAGACCTTTATGGGAGCGTCAGCCTCGACCCGTTGTCGCAGATCGATGAAACCATACGCCTGCTGACGATTCGGGAGCGGCGCATGATGGAGAACATCAAAAAGCTGAAAGAGCAGAAAGTCCTTGCCGAGTTTGAGGACATCATCATTCCCGACAGACACAATCCCAATGGCGCAAAGGGGAAGCTGAGAAGCAGGACGATGTTCACGAAGCTGCACATCGACAAGATCGTTGCGGCGGAGGAAGCGCTGACCCGAGTGCAGGAAGCGAAGCGGCGAGCCATCGAGACAAAGCAAAAGATCCTGAAGGAGCGTGGAGACTTCGAGGATATCGGACAAGAGCTGAACATCACCATTGTCCGAAAAGAGGCAGGCGGTAAGAAATGAATATCGTCAAAGAAGTCAATCCTCACTTCGAGGACTTCGTGTTTGATTGGGAATCCAAAATTTATCTGCTGATCGGCGGCTATGGTTCGTCGAAGTCTTACCATGTCGCTCTTAAAATCATACTGAAACTTTTGGAAGAAAAGCGGGTGTGCCTTGTGGTGCGTGAGGTTTACGACACCATTCGGGATTCCTGCTATTCTCTGTTTGAAGAAATCTGTGAGGATATGGGCTTGGATTCGCAGATCCATTTCCTCAACTCTCCGATGCGAATGAGATTTCGGAACGGGAGCAAGATCATCTTCAAGGGCATGGACAAGCCGCAGAAACTGAAATCCATCAACAGCGTCAGCTTGATATGGATTGAGGAATGCAGTGAGCTGAAATATCCGGGCTTCAAAGAACTGCTTGGACGTTTGCGCCACCCTACCCTGCCGATGCACATGATCCTCTCGACGAATCCAGTGGCGCGGTCAAATTGGACATACAAGCATTTCTTCAAGCATGATCAGCAAGTGATATTGGACGATAACGAGCTGTACGAAAAGCGCATCATGCGCGTCGGAGGCACCTATTATCACCATTCCGTTGCTGACGATAACCTTTTCCTGCCGCAGGCGTATATCGATGAGCTGGACGACATGAAGACCTATGATGCCGATCTCTACCGCATAGCGCGGCTTGGAAGATTCGGTATCAACGGCACGCTTGTCCTGCCGCAGTTCGAGATCGCCCCACATGAAGAAGTTATGCAGGCGATCCGGGATATCTCCCGCAAATATTATTTTGTGGGCATGGACTTCGGCTTCGCGCAATCCTATAACGCGGTTGTCCGTATGGCGGTAGATTCAGAAAAGAAATGGCTCTACCTCTATTGGGAATATTACGCCAACCGCATGACCGATGATGAGACGGCTGACGCCCTGGAAGAATTTGTGCAGAGCCGCGAGTGTATCAAGGCTGACTCTGCCGAGCCGAAAGCCATTCGCTACTATCAGAAACGTGGTTTCAATATGGTGGCGACGAAGAAAACCAACGGCGGCTCTCGACACTCCCGCATCGATAATACCCGAAAGATCAAGCGGTTCAAAAAGATCATTTGTTCCACCGATTGTCCGCACTGCATAGATGAGCTGAAGGAGCTGACCTTTGCCGTGGACAAAGATGGGAACATCATTCCCGATGAGTTCAACATTGACCCGCACACCTTTTCCGCCATTTGGTACGGGCTGGACAGCTACGACGTGACGGATCTGAAATACAAGTTCACGAAGGGGGACTTCGGACTATGAGAATCAAGGTTACACAAAACTCCTTGTCCCTCGCGGACATTCAGCAGATCATCACGGCGCACGAGCGCGACAGGGCGTACAAGGTGCGCCTGAAACAATATTATCGCGGTCAGCAGGATATCCTCGCCAAGGTGGCGCGGAACGATGATGCCCCGAACAATATGATCGTCGCGAACTACTGCGAATATATTTCCAATATGAGTACGGGCTTTTTCATTGGTCGGCCTGTCGCCTACTCTTCTATTTCCAAAGATGAGAAGCAGGTGAGCGCCCTGCTGGAAGTTTTCAAGTATAACGATGAGCATGCCCACAATCTGGAACTTGCCGAAGAAGCGAGCATAACGGGCGAGGCTTATGAGTTCCTTTATACTGACGAGGACGCCAACATTCGATTCCATGCCATTCCCTCCGAAGAAGTGGTGTTGGTCTGCGAGGCGACGTTGGAAGAAAATATCCTGTACGCCATTCGCCATTATCGAGTGATGAATCTTGATCAAGCCACCTACCAAGAATTCGTCGAGGTCTATGATAAGTTCTCTATTACCCGTTACGCCTATAATGAGGGGCGCTTCGATCTCCTGGAAGGTCCGACGCCGCATTATTTCGGCGACGTTCCGGTGGTAGAATATCCGAACAATCGATTCCATCGCGGCGATTTCGAGGGCGTAATGACATTGGTTGATGCCTACAATAAAACCCAGTCTTTCACCCTGGACGACATGGAAGATTTCACGGACGCTTTTCTTGTCCTGAAAGGCATGGGCGGCACGAATTCCGAAGATGTGAAAGAGTTGCGGAAGAACAAGGTCATTTCCCTTGATGATGGCGGTTCGGCGGAGTGGCTGATCAAGAATCTGAACGCCGATTATATCGAGAGCGTCAAAAAGCGCTTGCAGACGGATATCCACAAGTTCAGCAATATTCCCGACATGAGCGATGAGGCTTTCACGGGCAATACGTCGGGCGTGGCGATCAAGTACAAGCTGATCGGTTTGGAACAGATTCGCTCCCGCAAGGAACGTGAGTTCAAAAAGGGCTTGCAGAGACGGATCGAGCTGATCGCGAGTATGCTGGACACAAAGAGCAAGCAGCACATCGATTTCCGGGACATCGAGATCACGTTCACGCCGAATATTCCTGCCAACAACGAGGAACAGGCGAACATCGTCAAGACCTTGTACGGCTTGGTCTCACAGAAACGGTTATTGTCCCTCCTGCCCTTCGTCACCGATCCGGCAGAGGAATTGAAGGAGCTGCAGAAAGAGCAGGCTGAGGACATCACCGCTGCCGATTATCAAGAGTTAGGCGGTGAGTCTGATGGCGAGGAAGCGGAACAAGAGAACAACGAGTGAGCAATATTGGAAGCGCCGCACCGATGAGCTGGAGCAGAAATGGTCCGAGAAAAGCAAGCGCGAGATCGAGCGCGAGCTGAAGGACTATTATCAGCAAGCCCTTGAACATATCCAGAAGAATGTCAACGATCTCTATGCGAGGTTCGCCAAAGAGAACGGCCTGGATATGGTCGCGGCACAGAGGCTTTTGCAGGGCAAAGAGTTCCGAACATGGCGTATGGACATGAAGGAATATTTGGCGCAGATCGAGGCGACGGGCAACCCTGCCCTGCTTCGTGAGCTGAATACCCTTGCCATGCGGAGCCGCATTTCTCGTTTGGACAAGCTCTACGGTGAGACTTTGGTTGAATGTGTCCGCCTTGCCGAGAAGACTGGACAAAGCTTGGACAGGTTTCTCCCGTCCGCATACAAGGATTTCTACTACCGAAATCTGTATGGGATCGCCAAGGAGGGAGCCTTGCGGAACACCGTTTCCCAAGTGGATCCGCAAAGGATTGAGGATGTTCTTCGTGTCCCTTGGAGTGGCAAGAATTACAGCCAGCGGATTTGGAAGAACAACGAGGAGCTGGCGAAATCCATTCAAAAAATCACCGTTCAATCCATGCACAGAGGAGCCAGTGTCCAGGAATTATCTCAAACAATTGCACAGAAGATGTCTGTTGGATATAATGATGCAGAAAGACTTGTTCGTACAGAATTAAATTACGTGGAAAATCAAGCTGCTTTGGACAGTATAAAAGACGCAGGTTTTGATTTCTATGAATTTCTCGCGACATTGGACAACAGAACTTCGCCTCAATGTCGAGAACATGATGGGACAATCTTTCCAGTGGAAGATGCCCAACCCGGCGAGAATATGCCTCCACTGCACCCCCGATGCCGGTCCACGATCGTTGCCAGCTTCGGCGAAGGAATGGACAATAAGCGTGGAACGCGAATTGCCCGAAACGCGGCAGGCCGCAACATTCATGTCCCTGCGGATATGAAGTACAGCGATTGGAAAGCCGTTTATGTGGACAAAACGCAGACCATGAAGGAGTGGAGAAAAGAACACTCCGCAGCGGCGTCCGCCTTGGCGAAGAACATTGATCTTGAAGACTTCAAAATTGCAGGGTCGAGTCAAGGGATATCCGATGATGTTTTGGACACGATCAGGAGCACCTTGATTAAAATGAATGACGATTCGAGAAGGATTTATTTCGATGACTTCGAGTTTTCCTCACCGGAGGATTCAGATGGAAGAACTGTGGTGTTCCAAACCCGCCCAGATCCTCCGCTGAATCGTTCCAGTATAACGCTTGTGGTTAACAAGGACTACTTCGCGGGAAAGACCTTGGAGCAATTAAACAAAGCCATAAAGGCAGACAAGGCAATCGTAGCGCAGAACCTGGAAGAAATGGTTATTCATGAGTGCGGACATTGTCAGCTGATCCGAGGGCTTTCCGAGAAAGAGATTAAAAAGCTCTATGCGAAATTGGAGAAAATCCACATCGACGGTGTGAGTGACACGGCTTTCAAAGATGGTGCCGAGTGCATCGCGGAAACCAAAGTCCTCATCGTGAAAGGCCGGAAAGTTCCCAAAGAAGCGAAAGACCTTTTTGATCAATACATCAAGGAGTGACCATCGTGCAATATATCACCGCTTGCGCTGCTTGTAAGCACCAAAGAGAACTCATAGACGGCTGGAAAACCGCCTGTGATGCTTTTCCCGATGGTATTCCCATGGATTATAGCGTTCCGTATGATAAGCTGAAAGAACCCTGCAATAATGGGATCGGCTTTGAGGTGGAGGATGAAGAACTCGCCCGTATTGTGCTTGGAAAGCATTACGAAAAGCTGATCTCATAATTAAATACAGACAGATCCATGAGCGTCTGCGAAATATCGTGGGCGCTTTTTCTATGCCCTTGAAAGGTGGGATTCTATGAGATAAAACCCTTGCCTGTATTTATTTTGATATTTTGGGAGGAGGAGATTTATGGACGGCAAAATGCTTGATTTTGACATGCAGTTGTTCGCGGATGGCGCGGACGGCGACAAAGGTGGTGCGGGTGCCGCAGATAACGGTGCAAAGGATACCGGCGACAAAGGCGGCGCGGCAGGAACTACCGGAGGAAAGGAAGACGCCCGGAATAAGGCTGCAGATGACGCCGAACTGCAATCGAAGATCGAGGACGCCGTGTCGAAGGCTCAAAAGCGTTGGGAAAAAGAGTATCAAAAGAAAATTGATGCCGAGAAGAAAGAGCAGGAACGACTTTCCAAGCTCTCCGAAGAAGAACGCAAAAAGGCCGAGGCAGAAAAGCGCGAGAAGGAATTGGCTGACAAGGAAGCTGATTTGAAGCGCAAAGAACTGAAACTCGAAATGGTGAAGGTGCTTGCGGAGCGGAACATTCCCGTTCAATTCATGGATTACCTCGTCGCCGAGGATAACCCGAGCACGCTGAACCGTATTACCGAGTTTGAAAAGGCGTATAAAAAAGCCATCGAGGACGCTGTGAACGAAAAGCTGAAAGGGAAAGCGCCGGCCTCCGGTACTCAACCTACGGGCGATCAGCGACAGAGTGCCGGCGTTTCCAAGACGGGCTTTTTTGATGCGATTTATAAAAACCAATCTAAAAGGTAAAGAAAGGATGATTTAACATGCCGGATACCAATTATCTGAAAGACAATCTCCAGGGCTTCGTGCCCAACCCTATCGCGCAGGACATCATCGCAGACGTTACGCGCGGTTCGTCCATCCTCCGCCTTTCGCAGGTGCAGCCGATGGAGAGCGACAACAAGAAATTCCCCGTGATGGTCGGTGGACCGGGCGCATACTGGGTCGGTGAGTCCGAGCGCATCAGCACTTCGACGGCTCAGTGGATTTTCCCGGAGATCACCGCAAAGAAGATCGGTGTCATCGTGCCCGTTACGAAAGAGAAACTGGCTGACACGACCATCGACGTTTTCGGTACGATTCGCCCGTACATTGCCGAAGCGTTCTACAAGGCCATCGATGCGGCCTGCCTGTTTGGCACCAACAGCCCGTTCACGAAGAACATTTACGGCGTAGCCCATGCTCTGGGTCAGGAAGTCGTGGTTGGCACCAATGCCAAGCTGGATCTCGACATCTCCGATGTTATGGCTCTTGTGGAGGCAAGGGGTCTCGACATCAACGGCTTCGCGGCGGACATTTCCTTCAAGAACAGCCTGCGCAAGCTGCGTGATGCAAACGGCAATCAGCTCTATGTTCCGAATGTGGATCAGAACACGCTTTATGCTCACCCCATCGAATTCGCGCGCAACGGTTCTTGGGACAAGACGAAAGCGCTCTGCATCGGTGCGGATTGGAAGTACAGCATCGTGGGTATTCGCGATCAGATCCAGTACGAGGTGCTGCGTGAGGCGACGCTGAACACGGTCACGATGGCTGACGGCAAGCCGCTGTCCCTCGCAGAGAACGACATGATCGCGCTGAAAGCCACCATGCGTCTTGGCTTCCTGCCTGTCAAGGAAGAAGCCTTCGCTCTGTTGGTTCCTGCGCCTGCTTCAACGCACTAAGAAAAAACAGGAGGCAGACGGGCTATGAAAATGGAGAAATATGCGCTTGGTGACAAGGTCATCAGCGCGACGCCTACCGCGTATGAGGCTATCTACAAGGCGCAGGGCTTTGTTCCCTTTTCCGCACCCGTGAAGCCGCAGAAAACGGTAGAACCCGATGAGGGGGTTGAGGACAATGGAAAAGACGGAAGCAGTGCAGGCAATAACAGAAAAAGTCCAGCTACTCGAAAGCGGACGAAGTCTGAATCCTGATCTGTTGGCGTTCTACGTCGAAAAACTCGTCTCTGACATCCTTGACTACTGCCATCGTCCGGATTTTCCCGAAACGCTCGTCTATACCGTGGTTGACCTGATACGGAAACGGCTTTCCGATGAGGACGCCGCAACCGATGAATCGGGCATTGTGGCGCGCGGACCTTTGTCCGGCGTTAAGATGGACGACACGGAGTTCAAGTTTGCTGTCGCAAACGTGGACGCTACTGGCTGTCTTTCCGATCTTGATTTCAGCTCCATCAAGGCAAAGCTGAACATCTATCGTCGGGTGGTGAGCCTCGGATGAGCCTCAAAGGAATTTTGCATCAAGTGATGTATAAGGACAAAGCTACGGTCTATCGGGCACAGAAAGTCCTCGCCGAAGATGGCTCCGATGATTATGCGGAGGAATTCGGCATTGTCTATGAGGACATTCCTTGCAAGCTCTCCCAATATGAAAGCGAGCTTCCAACGCGAGCCGAGGACAGGGCTTTTACCCTGTCCCTCGACCTGCGTTTATGCTGTGATCCTGAATACGAGATCCGCATGAACGATATCGTAAAGATTCAGCATCGAGGACAGCAATTCACGCTTCGAGCAGGGCAGCGCTTCGCATATCCGACGCACCAGGAAATATCTGTGCGTCGTACAAAGGAGGCGGAGCATGGGGATTAAGTTAGAGGGCTTTCAAGAACTTGACAATAAGATCGAGGATATCCTTCAAAGACTCCCCGTTGAACGCGACCGCTTTTTGAAGCAGCACGCCGAATTATTGATAGGGAGTGCGAAAAGGAATACCCCTGTTGACACGGGCAATTTGAAAGGACACTGGGCGCGAACAACTCCAAAAGGCAGCGTCATTGAGGTTTACAACAATACCGAATACGCGGCAGATGTGGAATATGGACACCGCCAAAAAAAGCGGTGGGTTCCTGGAGTTTGGTCCGGCGGAAAGTTCAAATATGATCCGAAAGCTAAGACGGGTATGATGCTGACCGAAAAAGTAGTTCCGGGCGCAAGAATGCTGAAACGCGCTGTGAATGAACAGCGGGCGGTTTTCCGCAGCAATTCCAAGCGCATACTGGGGGCGTTGTTACAATGATTACGAATGTTGAATTGCGCAAAGCCCTTGTGGAATATTTGCGAAAGCAGACGGGACTTTCTTATGAGGTCCACTTCAACCGAGTGGAGGAATCCAGCGAGTCTTATTTCTTCGTAGAGTTCTCTGAAAAGCGCACGACGTTTGACTCCGTTTATTATGAACGAGAGATCGACGTGGAGGTCAGTTTGGTATTAAAGCCGGACAAATATGATCGGGTAAACCTCAATATCCTGCGGAACGCGGCTGACAGCTTGGCAAACACGCTGAAGCCGATTTTTTATGTGCAGGATCGGTTCATTACCGTCCATGAAACCAACTCCCGGATCGTTGATGGGATTCTGCATTTCGATTTCAAATTGGAGTTTGCAGATTACCTTCCCGAGCCGGAAGGGGAGAACATGGACACCTTGGAAATCGATTTTTCCTATAAAGTCTAAAGGAGGAATGACAACATGCCGAATGAAAAGGAAGTGTTCGGGCTACCCCAGGTTATCATCAATTTCCGCACGAAATCGACTACGGCGATTCAGCGGAGTGCCCGCGGCATTATGGTGATGATCCTCAAAAACGAGAGCACCAACACGAGCAATTATTTCCGCATTAACGATGTGACGGACATTCCCGATGAGGGGCTGCTTGACAGCAACATCGATCTGATCAAGAAAGCACTTCTCGGCGCTCCGCTTCGCGTCTTGGTTTACACCCTGCCGCTTGACAGCGTTCCCGAGCCGACAGCAGATGCCGGCGCGGGCGAGGGTGAAACCTCCGGTGACGGGGCTGATCTCGACCTCAACATGCGTGGCGCGAAGGGCGGCACCCGTTCTCTGAAACTTGATCAGGCAGATGTGCTTCGGAAGATTGTCAACATCAAATGGAACTATATCTGCAATCCTACCGGCTCGACGCAGGATCAGGAAGACCTTGCAACGTGGGTCAAGACCATGCGCAACATCAAGCGCAAGACCTTCAAGGCTGTCGTTGCCAATCAAGCGGCAGATGACAAGGGCGTTATCAATTTCACGACGGGCAATATCCGAGTGGTAAATCCCGAGTACACGGACGCTCTGATCGCCGCTGGCGGAGATGCAAGCAAAGTGACGGTTCCGCAGTATATCACCTATACGGCGGCGCAATATACGTCTCGAATCACGGGCATCTTGGCAGGGCTTTCCCTTGATCGTTCTGCCACCTATTTCGAGCTTGCAGAGGTTGTGGATTGTGATGCTTACGAGGATATCGATGAGCACATCAATAACGGCGAACTTGTACTTTTCGACGAGCAGGACGGCAATGGCGTCAAGATTGCCCGCGCCTGCAATTCCCTTCATACCTTCACCACGGATGTCGGACAGGATTTCCGCTTCATCAAGATCATCGAGGCAATCGATCTTATCCAGGACGATATCCGCGACACGTTCAAGGGCGAGTATGTCGGCAAGGTCATCAACGACTACAACCACAAGATGCTTTTCATCGCCGCAATTCTCGTATATTTCCGTGGGCTCAAAGGCAACGTTCTCGACGCGAGCGAGACGGCAAAGAACTTCGTGGATATCGACGAGGCCGCACAGAAGGATTATGCAATCCTTCACGGCGATGATGTGGAGAGCATGACGGTTCAGGAAATCCGCGAGTACAACACCGGAACAAACGTCTATCTTGCCGGACGCATTACGCCTGTTAATGCTATGGAAGATTTGAAGATCGAGTTCGTGATGTAAGGGAGGGAATAGACTATGGCAAGAGATGCAGAAGACGTAAAATACCGTGGTCGGCGTCGCTGGAATGGCAATCACGGCAAGGTTTGGTGGGACGGCCTGCTGATCTTTGAGATTTCCGCTTTTGAAGCCAAAGTCACGGCAGATCGTGATGATGTCATCATCGGCAACTCCAAGGACAGCAAGATCGTCTCTCTGACGGGCGAGGGTTCCATCACCATCAAGAAGGTCATCAACCGAAACGTCCAGCTCCTTTTGGAAGAGTGGAAAGCAGGTCGCGACCCGCGCAGCACTCTCGTCGGACTTTTGGAAGATCCGGACATGGTGGACGCCAAGAAAGAGCGCATCGTGATCGACAATGTGTGGTTCAACGAACTGACTCTGATGCAGTTCGAGAAAGGCGCGGTTGTCGAGCAGGAGTATCCCTTCGGATTCACGCCGGAGGATGCGGAGTTCGTGGAAACGGTTGACGAATAAGGAGGACCGAAAATAATGGCTGTCAGCGTCAAAGAATTGATTGAACAGAAGGAAGCCATTGAGAAGCGCAGGAAGCAACAGTATGATCTTGAAACCAGCATCGGTACCATCACCATCAAGCAGCCGTCTCGGGCGCTTGCGGCGGAGGCTATCGGAATGGAGGACGGCGATCCGTACATCATCATGGAGTGTACGGTCAGCCCCAACCTCAAAGACAAGAATCTGCTGGAAACTTTCGGATGCGTCGAGCCTACTGATCTTCCCGCAAAACTCTTCCAGGCAGGCGAGGTAAACGCTATCGCCCGCCGCATTATGGAGTGTGCAGGATATCGGAAGGACATTCGCGCGGAGCTGCATGAAACGGTAAAAAACTGATCGAGGAGAACTGGGAGGCGGCAACCGCCTCCTACCTGCTTCTCCACGGACATACCCTGGATTATTTTTTCTCCCTGCCCCTCACTGAAAAGCTATTCTGTTTTGCGGCGATGGAACGGGCGAGAAAAGAGAAGTTTGACATTCTAAAAGCGATGGAAAGGAGGCCGAGATTATGAGCGATTACAAGTTGTCTGCGGTATTAGAGCTTCGCGACAATCTGACGAAGAAAATCAAAAGCGCACGCGACGGCTTGCAGGGGATTCAAAGCACAGCTCGCTCGGCTTCCGGCTCCATTGATGGCGCGGCGGCGTCCATGGCGAGAGCCGGCACAGCGGCGTCCAAACTGCAACAAAATTTGAGAGGGCTGAAAGGGAATTATAGCCCGACCATATCCCTGAAAGATCAGATCACAAACAAACTCGGAAAGGTCAAACAGGAACTCAAAGGACTGACCAACAAAGCATATACTGCCACAGTCAATATCCGTCAAAGCGGCGCGCTTGGAAGGTTGAGAGGAAGCCTTTCGGAAATGGCGAGCGGTGCCATGATGGGCTTGCCTATGCAGATGGCGGGAGCCGCAGGAATTGGCTATGGTATTTACGATACACTGAAAGTTTATAAAGATTTCGAGCAGCAGATGGCGGCGGTCCGGGCGATTGCCACCTCCGATATGGGAGCCGCTGAAGCAGATGCGGCTATGAAAGAGCTGACCGCAAAGGCTCGTGAGATGGGCGCTCAAACGCAGTTCACGGCAGCGGAAGCAGGAAAAGCGTTTGAATATATGGGCATGGCAGGCTGGCGCAAAGAACAGATGCTTGCCGGTATTCAGCCGATCTTGGATCTCGCGTTGGCAAGTCGTGAGGATCTCGGGCGTGTTTCCGATATCGTAACCGATGCCATGACCGCCTTGAAAATCGACACCAAGGGCGTGAACGCAAACGCTAATATTCAGCAGTTCACAGATGTTTTGGCGTCGGCGGCGACCCATTCCAACACCACCGTTGGAATGATGGGTGAGGCGTTCAAATATGGCGCGTCTATCGCGGGTCTGTTTACAGACAGCTATAAAAATGCCGCAGATATCACCAACGACGTTGCGCTTGCTTTGAGTCTGATGGCGGATTCCGGTATCAAGGGTTCACAAGCAGGCACCGCGTTCCGAGCCATGCTTTCCCGCATGACTTCGGATTCCATTCAGACAGCGCAAGCGATGAGCATGCTTGGTGTTGATATCCTTCGCGTCGGCGAGGACGGTGTCAAGGAACTGAAACCTCTGCGGGATATCTTCGGCGAGATCCGCGAGAAGATGAAGAACGGGTTGGCTCCTGAACAGCTGATCGAATATGCCGAGACTATGACGGGAACGAAAACCCGGAACAAGGATCGGCTCTTGCAGTTTGCCAACACTCTGATCGAGCAGGGCGGCAAGCTGAACGCGAAAGATCAAGCCAAGTTTGCCAAGATGTTTGAGGGCGAGGAAGGTCTCTCGGGCTGGATTGCTCTTATGACGGCAGACGAGGCGACCTATCAGCAGCGCATCCGTGATTTGGACAATTCCAAGGGCGCGGCGGCGAAGATGTCCGAGACAATCGCAGACACCATGGAAGGTGATCTGAAACGAATCCAAAGCGCATGGAATGATTTCCAGATCGAGCTGATGACCGGGAAGGGCGCGGAAGGAATTCGCGGTTTCCTGCAGTCCGTAACGGAAGACATAAACATCTTTAAGGACGCACTGAAAGACGGCTTCGACATTTCCGATATCGGCAAGGTTGCTATGAACGTGATCAAGCAGCTGAAAGATAAATTCCTGGAAATGAACGGCGTCGGTTCTCTGCTTGCGGGCGGTGCGCTTGCACTCGGTTTATATAAGATCGTCAGCCTGTCCAAGAGCGCGTTTTCTTCCATCGGCTCTTTGGTCGGTGGTCTGCGAGGCGGCAAGACTGATGTTCTTTCTACGGCGGCGGGCGGTCTCGGCGCGTCGTCTATGGGGAGCATGACGGTCAACGCCGCAACCGTTGTCGTGAATGGAAAGGCCGTAGCTGGCGGCGGTGCTGCCGTTGGCGGTCCCGGAGCTGACGTTACGACAAGCCCCACTCAAAGCGGGCGCGGATTCAGAGCCAACAGAGGAATGATTGCGGCGGGCACCGCCATTGCGGCTACTGTCGGAGTCATGGACGTTATGGCGACCCGTTCACAGAACGGAGCACGATCCACTGACGCAACCACTTGGCTGAAAGATGCCGAAAACCACCTCCAGGATATCGAGAATACTTTGGAGGATCTGAAAAACGATTCCGAGGCAACCGAGGAAGACATCAAAGCGGCAGAAAGAGCGCGAGATGCAGCAAAAGCCGAAGTTGACCGGATGCGAGATTATCAGAAGGATGTTGAAAAGCAGAACTCCGAGGAAATGGCAAAATCTGTCGGCGGCGCTTTCGGCGCGACGGCAGGAACGGTCATCGGCGGCGCTCTTGGTTCTCTCGCGGGTCCTGTCGGCACCCAGATCGGCATGACCGTTGGCGGAATTCTCGGCGAGGTCATCGGGACAAAGATGGGCGAACTTGCCAACGAGAAACCTTCGGAACTGCTGAAAGAGATCGGTCCGACGGTGCAGGACGAGTTCGGAAACGATGTTGCGATTCCCGGCGCGGAAGTTTCTGCCGCCGAGGGCATGAGAGCATTGCGAGAAGAAACGACAACCGCCACACAAGCCATCGAAGACGAGATGCAGATGGAAGTGGACAGCATAGAGAACGCTTGGCAGATGGTTCGGGCGGCAAGTGCTGAATCCACAAATCAGATCAAGACCGATTTCAAAGATGCGGCAACCGCGAACAGCGAAGCCGTGAACGCTGTGAAGGACGAAAGCGTTGCAGCTTCCAGTGAAGTCAAGAGCGCATGGAGTGGGATCGGGGCTTGGATTGCTTCTCTGTTCTCCTTCGGGGGCGGCGGCGTAGCGCATAACGCTTCCGGTACTTCGTACTTCGGCGGTGGCTGGACAGAGATCAACGAGCACGGCGGCGAGATCGTGGATCTGCCCGGAGGTTCGAGGATCTATCCGTATGCGACCACGATGGGCATGCTTGAAAACATTTTCGGCGGCTCTGATAACGGTTCTTCCGATTATGTAACACAAGCGCCCGTTATCAATATCTCGGGCAATTCCTTCACGGTTCGGGAGGAAGCTGACATCAATCGGATTGCTCACGAACTTATGCGGCTGATCCAGCAGGCGAGTGGAAACTATAACTATGTAGGCGGGTGATTTTATGGGCTTCATGAGCCTTTGGAACACGGTAAATAATATTGCTTCCCTTGCGCTCGGTGGCAACCGTTCCCGCCGTCAGATTATCCTTTCATCGGAAGGGCAGAAGTTCACACTTCCTGTCACCCCGGAAAAGTATCAAGTCAAGACCAAACAGCTCAATAAAGTGGTGGATATCGTGGACTTCGGAGAGGCTTTGCTTTTCGGAAATCCCGGTCTTGTCCAGCTCAGTTTTTCCTCGTTTCTCCCTCGCACATTCCATGAATATTCGTCCATCATTTCGGGCGATTATCGGGATGCCGCCGAGGGCGTCGAACTGCTGACGAAATGGAAAGAGGCAAAGAAGCCCGTGCGGGTCATCATCACGGACAGCCCGATCAACCTTATGATGGGCATTATGTCTTTCGATTACGATGAGCACGATGGGAGCCATGATATCTACTATACCTTGTCTTTCAACGAGTACAAGGATTTGAACACGCCCCCTGCCAACAATAACAAACAAGTGGACGATTCCACAGGGCTGAAATCTCGACCAACAGAGAAAACGCCGCCTGTGTCCACTGACAAGCTGAAAAAGGCTCGGGACGTTGTCGAGATGTCCAAAAGGGCTTATGGAACGGTCAGTAAATGGCGAGGAATTGCCAAGACCAACAATCTGAAAGACCTGGCTCTCACTACCGCTGCTATATCGGTGCTGAAACTTGGAAAGCAGGCGAAACAATGAGGATTTTCATTCATTGGGACGGCAAAGATGATCAAGAAATCACGCACCTTTTGGCAAATAGTTATACATGGTCGGGTTCCCGTCTGCAGGTAGCACGGCAACTTTCCTTCTCCTATGTTCAAGATGATCGGGACAAATTAGTTCCGAATATCCCCATTGAGAACGGGTACACCATTTACGGGTACAACGAAGAGGACATGGAAAATCCTATATTTGTGGGAAACGTCTATGAGGTGGAGAAGGATAGGCAGAGTTCACGGGTGAGTATTCTCGCCCGTGATCATCTTTTCGTGCTTTCCCGTTCACAGACGACCCGCAAATATGAGGACGCTTTGCCGGAGGATATTGCGGCGGGATTGTGCGGAGAGATGGGCGTTCAGACGGGCAATATCATCAAGACTGGAACGCCTGTGTCTTTCATCGCCAACAGCAAGACGGGCTATCAGATCATCATGCAAGCCTACGCCGAAGCCTCGAAGAAAACGGGCAAGAAATATCATCCCATGATGAACGGCGCAAAGATGGACGTGATCGAGAAGGGAACACTCGTCAAAGACTTCGTGGCAGACGCCCAGCGGAACATGACGGAGAGCAAATACAAGGAAACCATTTCGGAGATCATCAACCAAGTGGCAATCGTGGACGAGGAAGGGAATCCTGTTGACACCATAAAGGATGATGAGGAAATCCAAAAGCACTCCATGTTCCAGGCCACCTACAAGGTCGATCCGAACAAGGACACACAGACTGAAGCCAAAAAGCTGATGAAGAAGCCGGACCGCTCGGGAACGATCACGGTTCTCGGCGATTATCGGGTCATTTCCTCATACTCCATCGAGATACGGGACAGTCTTTTCCGTGGGCAGTTTTGGGTAAAGAGTGACACGCATACTTTCATCGACGGCAAACATGAGATGCGACTTGAACTGGAATTTGAAAATCTGATGGATGGCGAGGACAACGTGAAAGAAGAATCCCAAGACGAGGAGGAATGATGTATGGCGGAGATACCTTCTGCGGAACAATCGTGCTCCGAGATCGTAAACACGTTTCACGGTATCGCGGAAGGGCATCGACCTATGCAGGGTGGTCTCGGGAAGATCATCAGCCCGCCGCCTGATATCACGATCCAATGGAACGGCATTGTGCTGACCAAGAAAGATATTTTCTTGAACGAGTATTGGTTGCAGGGACATCGCAGAGAAGCGAAAGGAACGATCATCAGCGGAACGCAGCCGGCAGGCCACCATGTTCATACGCACGGGATCGCCAATGCGTACACCGACGATATCATTTATACGGACACTCTGAAACCGGGGGATTTGGTGAGCGTTTACCCCATCGAGTTTGAGGGCGAGCAGCTTTTCATGGTCGAAAGTAAGATGGTGAGATTATGAGTGCAGAATTCCCTTTCATCGGTGCGGACGTGATCGTGACGGAATCGGAACTGCCGACCTTCCGTCAGCCTGCTTGGGATTTCAACGAAGACAAGTTCGTCTTTGATGGAAACGGGCGGCATGTCATCGTGACCGAAAACAAAGCAATAGAAGTGTGGATCTACAAGGCGCTCAAAACAGAGCGCTTTTCTTATCTCGCATATTCGTGGCAGTACGGTATCGAGCTGCATCCTTTCATTGGGAAGGTGATGGGCGTGCAGGAACGATATAGCGAATTAAAACGGGTAATCGTGGAGTGCCTTATGGTCAATCCCTACATCGTCAGCATTGACTCCGTGGACTTTGCGGAAGCGGAGCACGGCAAGGACGTAACCACGACAATCAAATTGACAACCGTGTATGGGGAGATGAGCGTCAATGTATGAGGCACGGGAACGAACAGAAATCTTGAAAGAATTGCAGACATGGAGCACGAGCGATCTTTCAAATTTTGAAGGGACATTTGAATACGATGTGCTTTCCTCCAACTCCATCGAATTCGCCAAGACCGAAGTGGAATTGGAGCAGGCGTACAAGGCGGCTTTCGCGGACACTTCCTGGGGCGATTATCTGACCATGATCGCCGGCTCCGTTGGCGTGATCCGCAGGGCGGCGACCCATGCGGTTGGCACGGTAACGGTATCGGGAAATGGAACGATTCCTGCTGGCTCGATCTTCGCCACCGCCGAGGGAGAGAGGTTCACCGCCGACGAGGAAACTGTGGTGGTCGGCTCTGCTGAAATCGCGGTGACGGCCTCCGCCGTTGGAGCGCAAGGCAACGTCCAGGCGGAAATGATCAATCTGATTCCTCTTTCCATTCCGGGCATCACGGGTGTCATCAATTCCGAAGCAACTCATGACGGGTATGATGAGGAAGACGACGAGACGCTGCTTGCGCGCTATTTATTCAAAGTTCGGATGCCTGCCACGTCCGGCAATCCATACCATTATATCCAATGGGCTATGGAAGTTCCGGGCGTCGGCGCGGCGAAATGTCAGCGAACTTGGAACGGACCGAACACGGTGCGCGTGATCATTGCGGACAGCAATTTGGATCCGGCTTCGGACACGCTGATTCAGACCGTCTATGAGCACATTGAAGCGGAACGGCCTATCGGCGTAAAGCTGACCGTAGCCTCGGCGCAGCCGAAAGACATCAACATCGAGGCGCGGATCACGGGCATCGCCGACGAGGACGCTTTCATCGCCGCTGTGAAGGACTACTTCAAGGATATCGCAGGGCTTATCATGGCAACGTCCACGCAGACCTATTATGTTTCCGTCGCCAAGATCGGCAAGTGCCTCGTCCAAAATGGGAACGTGGAGGACTACGACACGAACAGCCTTTTCCTCAATGGCGTGGAAGCAAATGTCAACCTTGCCATTGATGAGCTGCCGCGTTTGGGGACGGTGAATCTGTATGTCTGATCTCGACAAAAAGGAATATTATTCCATCGTCCAGAGGAAAGATGAGCAGAGCGATTTCCATTTCTTGCGGCTGGATTCCGTTGACGTTATGCGATATCTTCCGCAGTTCCTCGCCGAAGAAAGAAGCGTTCAGGACGCCCTTTCTCGGGAGCATGAAAATCTGCGGTTAAGGATCGCCGATGTGGCGCGGCAGTTCTTCATCGAGACAGCCACATGGGGACTTTCCTCATGGGAACGCATTTATGCGGTCAATCCTCCAGCGGGAGCAGATTATGCGTTGCGCCGCGCTTTGGTCAAGGCAAAAATGCTTGGCACGGGCGTTATGACGGTGGAAACCATCAAGCATTTGTGCAACGCTTTTTTGGATAAACAGGATGCGGAAATCGATGAGCTTCCCGAGCCGGGAACGTTTTATCTGATCACTCATTCGAGGATGGACTATCTGAATGAGCTGATCAAAGTTCTTTCGGAAATGTCCCCTGCTCACCTCGTTTTCGGGTTCCGTTTTGTGAAGGAAGTGGATTCCACGATTTATGTGGGGCTGCTTCCTTCTTTGCATAAACGATTTATAGCCAATCCTGCGGCTCCCGACAATCCGAATGTCTCGGCGGTGGTTTACGCCAGCTCGAAAGCTACGTTCCATCGTCGCATTACGGCACCGCCGAGAGTGAACAGCATAAATGAGGCGCGAGCGACACCCCGCATGGGCGGGAAAGTCGGTGTGCATATAAGAGTAACAGGAGGAGTGATGAAACATGTCTGAATGGACGCCACATGTATTGACTGCGGCTGGACGCCGGCTGCAGGCCAAAGTGGAAGCCGGTACGACGCTTGCGCTCACAAGAATGAAACTGGGGAGCGGCTCGGAAACCATTGACGAGGTTGACGATCTAATTGATCTCGTTGCACCGGAAGTTGAAATCCCTGTCAGTTCGGCGCAGGTATCGGGCGAGATTTGCACGATCAGGGGCATCCTATCCACGTCGAATGTCGAGCATGGTTTTTACCTTCGAGAGTGGGGCGTTTATGCGGAGGATCCCGATGAAGGAGAAATCCTCTACGCAATTCTCATTGATCAGCGGGCCGAGTGGTTGCCGGCGCAAGTTCCCACAGAAACGACCATAACTTTCTGTCTGAACATCGCCATCGCCAATGGTACGACGATCAGCGCGGTCATCGATCCGGCAGGGCTTGTCGATGTGGATATGCTGAACGAATATACGCACAGCGCCACTCGGAAGACCAAGTACAAAGAGGGAGATGTGCTCAATCTTCCGACCCTTCCGCACGGCCTCGTTTTGGAGTGCCAATCCGAAGGAATAACGAGCGATATCCTGCCCGATGTTTCGGGAATGTCCTGCGGCGAAACGCTCATGGACGGCACGGTGCTTTGGCAGGCGAAACGTCCAATGCTTGCGCCATCGGGAGCGTACTATTACAAGCCGGAATGGATATACGAAGCCATTGGAAAATTGGTGCAGTTCGCACAGGCAGTTCAGCAGGGTGCGGCGGACGTTCTCGACATTGACGGACGGCAGGTCCGGGTCGGTGGTTCGGGTGAGGAAATCGATCTCGACGCCATCTTCGTGAACAACGATAAATATGCGGGAACGGTGTTCTATTACTACACCGAAACGCAGCCTTTGGCGGCAGGATTCGCATGGATTTATAACTCGGAGATTGACGGTGAGATCGTCAACGCGAGGCCGACAATCGTTATGGAAGATGATAGCCGCATATCGGCAACGAAAGCCAAATTGGTTCGTTCTGACGGCCTGTATTACTACATTGATACGATCAGCCGTGAGCCGATTGCTACGAGCGGCGCTTATGACTTCACTATCGCCACGGAAGACGATATTGATGAGATCATCGGGAGGTGAGCAAGATGGCAGAAGATAGAGCGTCCAAGCTGATCACTCTCGGCGTGCTTGAATATTTTTTGGCAAAGCTCGACCTCCGTTTTCAGCATCAGGAGACAGGCAAAGGACTTTCAGAAAATGATTTTACCAATGAGCTGAAATCCAAACTGGAGCATATTGATCCCGAACTTTTCGCAACCGCTGACGAGGTTGATGAAGTGCTCGACCAATTCTTCCCGGGCGACGTTGATCCCGATGAACCCATCAACGGGAATGCTGAACAGGGCAATGAACAAGGCGGAGAGCCGGGCAACGAAGATCCGAATGGAGATGTCGGACAGGGCGGCGACGGGGACACTGATCTCGATGATGAAACCCAGGAAGCAGGAGCCGCCGAAGATGAGGTCGAGGGCGGCGGTGCAGACCTTGATGATCTGGACGAAATTCTCGACGCGGATTCCGGTGCCGGTACGGACAATTCCGGCGATTAAACACAATTTATCATAGGCACGGGCGCAGGTCGGAAACGGCTTGCGCCTTTTCAAATGAATATATCGTCGTCGACGCGGATTCTTCACCTTCACGGCGGCGGCTGATATAGAAGCGGTTCGGTACGGAGTGGCATGCCTGCCGAGCTATTTTTAACTTCATTTCATTCCAAAAGGAGGATGATCATTATGCCGACCTCTTTCACTGACGCCCAGCTGGCAGCAGCAACGCGTCTCAAACACCTCAAGTCTCTCGCGCAGAGGACTAAAGCCGTCACCGACGATCTGCAGCAGCAGATTAACACGTTGGATGGTGGCGCCATCAAGGAAGTGCAGGTCAACGGTACTGCACTGGTTCCGTCTTCGGGTGCCGTCAATGTCACGGTTGCCGTTGAGAAGAAGACTACCGCCAACACGGGGTATGCCGCTTCTTACACGGTCAAAGCCAATGGCGTTGCGTTGTCTCCGGACATCGACATTCCGAAAGATTTCTTGGTTAAGAGCGCTTCCATGGCGATCTGCCAGACGGCTGACACGCCGATTGCGGGTCTTAAGGTTGGCGATCCGTACCTGGATTTCGTGGTCAACACTGTGGACAGCTCCGAGACGGCGCAGCACATTTACGTGAATGTTGCTGACCTCGTCGATGTTTACACCGCATCCAACGGTATCGACATCACGAGCAACGCCATTTCGGTTGTCATCGACAGCTCGAATGCCAACGGCCTTTCGGTTGGTGCCAACGGTGTAGCCCTCGCGGTTGCGACGGACAGCGCGGCAGGTGCTATGAGCGCCGCCGATCACGCTAACTTCACGGCTGACCACACGAAACTGGCTGGTATCTCGACGCAGGCCAACAAGACGACGGTCACGACGGCGAAGTCTGGTGCTATCGAGATCGACGGCACGTCCTACACGGTTGTCGAGTTTGCGGCGGATACAGATGTCGCGAACATGATCGACGATGAGCTTCCGGCTCCTTCGGCGGGCGAGTAATCCTTGACGGGAAAACAGGCGGGGCGGCGAGAGTCGCCCCTGTTTGTTTTGGATTGGAGTGAAGCGAATGTCAGGAACACCACAAGCAGTAACGAAAGACCACCTGCAAGCACTGGCAGCGCGGACAGGAGATTGCATTGCCGAGGTTGCGGAAACTGCGGCGGGTGCCATTGAAGAAGTTGCCGCCGATATTCCTGGGCAAATGACTGGCGCGACAGCGCAAGCGGCAGGAACGGGCGGGACGGTTCCCGCGCCGGCTGTAGGTGACAATGCGAAATATCTTCGAGGAGACGGAACTTGGGCAACCCCAAGCGCAGGTGGCTCGGCTTTTCGGGTCAGTACGGCAGATCCGTCAGAGAACGATGTGATATGGATTAAGGCTCAAAGTTTGAGCTAAAGGAGGAAAAACGGGATGACTGTTAGAAAATCCAAGTTCTACCTGCCCAACCCGACAACGGGTGTGCAGGAACAGCATTTTTTGGAAACCGACCTCTCGCAGATTACGGACATGGACGCTTTCATGCGGACGCTGAACGAACAAGGCGTCAGTGCGGCGATGGTACGAAAGCTGATTGGCGCTGGATATTATCGTCGGACGCGCAAGGCTTTCACGCTTGCGAATATGATTGCGGCGGTGGCATCGGGCAATTACAACGAATATGACATTGAGCCGGGTGATTATTTCACGGGCGCAAGCGGATATACCTATATCTTTGCAGGGGACAACCCCATGAAGGGAACTCTTGCGGGTTATCCGATCAATTCAGATCATGCAGGACTGATCGTCGATACTCATGCAACGGTCAAGTGGAATACGAGCACGTCGAATACCACGGCAGGTGGGTATGTTGGCTCGAATTTGCACAGCTACCTTGTCAACACAGTTTTGCCGAAAGTCAAGACGGATCTCGGCGGCGTGTCCCATCTTTATTCCCATAAGAAACTTTATACGACCTCGGTGGGTACAACGCTCTACAACCGTTATGGCAGCAACACGGGCGCTTCCAACAACTGGGCGTGGTCGGACGATCAGTACATCGCAGCTTTGTCCGAGGTACAGGTCTATGGCAGCACGGTTTGGAGTTCTTCGGGCTACGACACGGGCGAGGCCGACCAGCAGCTTGAAGTGTTCCGTCGTTATAAGCACACGGATATCTTCGGGGACGAGTATGTGTGGCTTCGTGATGTGGCTTCGGCTACCCATGCCTGCGATGCGAGCCACGCCGGTAACGCGAACGCTCACGGCACCACCGCCGCGAATTATGCCGTCGGGCTTATTGCTTTCCATTGATGATTCCCCGCCCCTTGTGGGCGGGGAGAAAGTCGCATGACGGGGAGGCAGCGTGATATGAGCGTCCCTAAAGGGAAGCAGAACAAATCCAAGATCGAGTTTGACAATTTGTTTTTCAAGGTCGCGAACAATACCGCTAATATCGTAGAGCTTCATTTTGGCGTTGATGATGAAGAATACGAAGCGCATAAAATGTATATCGATGATAAAGGACGAGAGCTTTTGCAGCTCATCGACGAGATCCTGCGGTATATCAGAATGGCGAATGCCTATCCCACATGCCGTATGGAATATGAAACCCGTCGAGATTGCATGACAAGAGCAATCGGTCTTTGCTACTCGATACTGACCAACTATCAGCTGGTCATGCGCAGATTCGATATCGATGACAATAAATATGTTACCGATATCGAGGACATTTGGCACTTCATCAACAGCGTCAAAAATTGGCGGTCCAGCGACAACCGGTTCAAGAAACAATTTGAATCCGAATAAAGCCACAGGTTAAATTCTGTAACTTGCAGTTCGGCTACCAATGCCTGCAATGCGAACAACAACGGTAACGCGAACAATAACGGCACCACCAACGCGAATTATGCCGTCGGGATTAGAGTCTTGTGAAGCCATCGAAAAAGGTGGCACTATGGCAAGGCAATAAGGAGAATTTAACCTTCCCGGAGAAAGGGTGAATACGTGGAGTCACGCCGCCCGATACGTCGGGTGCGGCTGACAGGGCTTCACATTACGGGCTTATGACATTGGAAGAATTGGTAAGTCTAAAGCATTTGAACGACGCTTTTTACCGTTGTTCCATAATCAGCTATTGGAAAGAATCGACACAGAGATATCGTATGAACCTTCTGCTCAATAATTTGACGCTTCGGAACGAGGTTTTGAACGGCACCTATCGGGTGAGCAAAACAATCGATTTCCAGCTCAATGAGCGCGGTAAAACGCGGGACATTCACGCGCCGACCATACGAGATCGAGTTCTGCAAAAAGTGGTTGTCCAACATATCCTGCTACCGTATCTGACCAAACCGCTGATTTACGACAATTATGCAAGTCTCAAAGACAGAGGAACATCATTCGCAAGAAAACGCTTCGAGATCATACTGCGCAGATATATGGCGAAACATGGACGTGAAGGGTATATTCTGCAGATCGATATTCGCAAGTATTTCGACAGTATCGATCACAAGCTGCTCAAAGGAATGGTGCATGAGCGAATCCATGAACCGCCCGAAATAATGAACCTGATCGATTATCTGATTGACACGTCCAGCAAGACAGGAATCGGCTTGAATCTTGGCGCTGAAGCGCCGCAGATTTTCGCCGTCTATTACCTGTCTTTTCTTGATTCGTGGTTGAAGGTGGTCCGGGGCATTAAGTATTACGGACGCTATATGGACGATATGTTTATCCTGTCCGAGAGCAAGGACGAACTGAAGATTTTGTTGGCGGAAATCCGAACGCAGCTTGGCAAGCTGAAACTTGGCATCAACGAGCGTAAAACTCACATCGTAAAGCTAAAGCACGGCTTCACGTTCCTGCAGATCAAATACACAATCGATGAAAATGGGAAGGTCATCAAGAGGCCGACCCGCGCAAAGGTTGTTCGGGAACGCCGACGCTTGAAACGCTTTCGAGGGTTATGCGACGAGGGGCGCATGAAGGAGTATGATGTCTTGAACTGCTACAAATCTTGGCGGCAGTCCATGCTCACCGATTGCAACGCCTGTTATGCCACCATCGAATCAACGGACGCCCTGTTCCACAAGTTGTTTCCCAACGTGCCGCTATTCAATCGGCATGGTCGGGAACGAATGATAACTTCGATTTTTAAGGAGGGTAATCATGAAGATTTACGATACCAAAGGCAACGAACTCAAAGAACGTCCCGATTATAGCAAGGGGCGGCTTCTGCAAGACCCCAACGATCCGGAGCGCTATATCTTCACCACTTGGGAAGAAGTGCCTGCGGGTGAAGGGTATGGCGAGACTCCGAGCACAGCCGAAGAATAAGAACATGACGGTCAAGCAAAAGGGGCGGAGAAAAGCCGCCTCTTTGCTTCTTTAGGAGGGAGTACCAATGCGGATTGGGAAAGACAAACTAATGCATGCCGGCATGTGCTGCTTGCTCGTGATCTTTTTCGCGGCGTTTAGGGCATGGGATCCTCTGCGACGCATTATTTTTGTAACAATCATTATCGGAGGCGCAAAAGAAATCTACGACATGACCCATGAGGGACATGACGCTGAATGGGCTGATCTTGTGGCGGATTTCATCGGCGCGGTTTTAGGCGAGCTGATCGTCGCCTGTATTCTGCATTGGTGAGGTGATAAGCGATGGTTCTATGGTTATTGTTTTTGCCGTTCTCTTTAGTGATTATGGCGATCTGTTATTTGACAAACCCCTTCGTCGTTCTGCTCTGCGATGAAGATGGTGAACTGCATGGATTTTGGAATCGCTGGCAGACGCATGATAATTCATGCAATCCAAGCGATGTGACAGAGCACAAGCAACTTCCATCGTTCCTACTCTACGATTGGAAGAAGCATTATGAGGAATATGAAGATACCACGCCGGAGCTGAAAGCGGTCAATCGGAAGCGGTGGTTCACGCGCTGCATCGATCCGAATTTCACATGGAAAGAACGTCTGCAGAGATATATTTGTCGAGCCTATTGGTTGACCCGAAACTGCTCCTATGGTTGGGCGTTCTGGACGCTTGGCATCACTCCCGGCGTGCATTGGATAACTGAAAAGAATGATGGTGAAACGAACTATGTCCATGAGGATTATAGCGGGTGGTGGCTGGACGGTGCGTGGAAGTATAAGTCCACGGCTCCCATTTGCACGATCTTCGGTTGGATTCTCCGATGGAACTCTTTCCTCGGTTGGAAAGTCGATGAAAATGCCAAGTGCGATACGAGAGCAATGATTGCCAACCGTATCGCGTTTTCATTGGATCGGAAAGGGGCGCCGTAATGGAATACATGGGGCAAGTCATACAAGGCATCATCACGCTTTGCTTTGGCGTTTTGTCGTGGTATGTAAAAAGGCATTTGGACCGAATCTCGGAGCGGGAAGCTCAAATGCAAAGTCTCCTCGCTGAAAAGGAAGCCGCGATGCACGAACAGCTCATGGCAAAGGAACGGGAAATCGAAGAAATTAGGATTGCAAATAACCGGGGAACACAAGCATTATTAAGGGATCGTTTATTACAGGGGTTTCACTTTTTCAAACGTCGTGGAATGGTTACTTATGGCGAAGCGAGGAACTACGAAAATATGTATGAAGCCTACCACGCCCTGGGAAAAAACGGGATCATGGACATTGTGTTCGAGCAATTCAAGAAAATCCCAGTCAAGGACGACATCATTGTTTATCCGGATGAGAACGAGCTGAGGTGAGCAGTATGAAAATTATGGGACGGGTAAAAGGTTGGGTGCTCGACCTTGCCTCATGGGCGAAAAAACACGTTGAAAAGCTGATTATCTTGGTTGGCGTGTTCATCATGTTTTTTATTCTTTTCGTGCTTTTGAGCTGGGGTGTCGGCTACTACGCCAACGGCTTTTTCGGCATGAAATTTGACTTGGGCAGCATTTGGCAGGGGCTTGGGGCGTGCGTTTCCGCCATTGTGGGCTTGCTGACTTTGGCGGTGACGAGCCTTGCCAAGCTCTATGTGGACAGTCGGTACAACTCGCCGCAAGGAGAAAAACCAAAAAGATTGGAGGTAATGCAAAATGAGGCAGATCACGTTGGACGAGCTGGGCAGGATCGCCGCGAACAGCCGTGAGGATTTATGGGCAGAGGCGCGAAACGCGGGGCTTGATCACCCTGTCCTCGTGTTGCACTGGACGGCTGGCTGGTATGACAGCTTCTACCCGGACGAGTATCATGTGGAGATAGGTGAACATGGCGAAATCCTGCTCTCCACTGAGGACTTATCCGAAATTTTGCCACATACCGAAGGACTGAACCGAGGCGCGGTTGCAGTATCTATGTGTTGCTGCGGCCTTGCAACCACCAATAATCTCGGCGAGGAACCGCCTACCTACGCGCAGATCGAGACCATGGCAAAGGTTATCGCCGTGCTTTGTGCCAATCTTTGGCTCTCGATCCGAAAGGACATCGTTGCCACACATGGCGAATTCGCGGACGATCCCGAGTACTTCGACGAGGAAGATATGTACGGTCCGAACAACGATTGCTGGAGGTGGGATCTGCAATTCCTCGGCACTCCGGAAAGTCCCTATTATACGGCGGATCATGACGATCCGCACACAGGCGGAAACGTGCTTCGTCGTAAAGCCTTGGAGTATCAACAGCAGTGGAACCAGGAAGCGGTGAAAGTATGATCGTTAAGTCAATAACCGTGCTTTCGGACAGCGAATTGAACAAGATTCGTCAAATTCTCTCGGAATCCAAATGCCCGCATGAATCACTCCGGGCAACATTCCCTCACGCATATCACCATATCGACATGGAGGAACAGGTCATTTATTTTGGCTTGCATTCGTATGACTACACCTATTCTGTGTATCCGGTGCGGCCTTAATTCGGAGGTGCGGAAATGTGGAGCAAAACAAGAATATGTATTACGCTTTCGTTGCTGCTGGCATTGTGCTTTTGTGTGCCCTGTGTTGGTTCCTGCTCCCAAGCTGCGGCAGGAACAACAGAAGAGACCTTGACAGTATCGAAGAAGGACTGGGAAAGGTTGAAAGCGAACAACGCCGCGCAGGCGAAAGCATTGAACGAATCACAAGCGGAATTGAACGCAGTGAAGCAAGCGCAGGCCGAATCGGAGAGAGCATTGAGCGAAGCGCAGATATTGCTCGAAACCTCGCAGATGACATCCGACGAAATGACGAAGCTGTGCGCGACGCTCTTGAACGAATTGAATTTGCAGAAAGCCGAAAACGCGAAGCTGATGCGGGAATTGAAAGATGCGAAAGCCGAATCGCTGACGGCCTACGAAGCAATCTCGAAAGCCAATCAATTTTTGCAAGATACGAAAGCGGAAATTGAGGCGAATGAGGCGGCATGGCGCAAGCGGGAAGCGCAGCTTGAACGTCAGCGTTTCTTATGGCAGATTATCTCTGTGGCCTGCGCGTATGGCGGCTATGCAATCGCGAAATAACATGTTATAATGAAGGAAATTTTGCGGGAGTTTCGTATAGTGGCAATACAGCAGTCTCCAAAACTGCTTACCTTGGTTCGATTCCTTGAACTCCCGCCAAAATTGACAGGAAAAACGGCTTCGGCTGTTTTGCAAGGGCGGCATCGCTTCGGCGGTGCTGCCCTATTTTTATGGAGGGATTCAGCATGAAGGTTATGGATTTTGAAGCCCAGCTTGCCGTCAATGGGTCTGCCGAATTGGACGGAACAAAAGTGACGGTCAATGGCTTGCAGGGCGTGACCGAGGATGAGGCTCGCGCATATATCGAGCATTTACGAAAGCAATACCCCCATGATACCATTACCACCCTGGAGATCAGCGCGGAAGAAGATGGAAACGTGGGTCTCAATTACACGGTCCAGCCTCCAAAGTTCCAACGCATAAGGAGAATCACAGGGTACCTTGTGGGTACCTTGGATAGATTCAACAATGCGAAAAGGGCAGAGGAGCATGATCGGTTGAAGCACGGCCTCGAAAGCAGGGAGGGCAGTTATGCGGAAGAAATCAGAGATTCTTGCTCGGCTTGCGGAGCTTGAAGCGGTCAGTCCGGAAGGGACAGAGGATCTTTTCACTTCTCTGCGGCAGGCCATCGAGAGCTATTTTGTGGGCGGTTCGGAGCTTTCCGAGGAAGTGAAAGAAACCATTCATCACGTCGCCATGGACTTTTGGGATCGCAAGACGAAGTTCGAGCATCAGGAACTTGTTCCTTCATTCCCATCCTCGGGATTCCCTCGCGGCTATGATGATGTCACGGTAATCTTTGACGGCGGTGGCGCATGGGAAGAAATGATGGACACTGATCTGGACACGTTCCCCTCGACCTTCGTGCAGGAGATTCCCGAGGAAGGTGGCGACGAGGGCGGCGGCGAACCCGTGTGGAAAAACCCCATCATGGAAGATTGGACAGCCCGCATTACGGCCTCGAAAGCCAGCGCCGTCAGTGCGGTCAAGGCGCTCGGCGATTTCTGTGGCAACGGCTCTCTCAATTATGGAATCGCGCAGATTTTCGAGGAACTTGGAAATCGGGTCGAGATGCCCGACAGGCAGGAGACGGCAGATCGGGTCTATATCAGCGGCGGCTTCAAGGCCGTCATCGACGAGTTCGGCTTGGATGTGCTCGTCCCGAGTTATTTGAAATAGCCCATACTCTACCTACCTCTTTCTTTCCCGGAACAGGATCTCGGTCCTGCTCCGGGATTTTTTTGTCTGCATTTTGTCTGCATTGACCTCATTTTTCGCCGCCTGCCACTTTCCCACAAAAAACCTCGAAAATCTTAAAGTTTTCAGCATTTGCAAGGCTTGGAACCAACACTAAAATATATTTATTCATTCATGCAAAATTCTCTTTCACTTTGAAAAAATAGCCCTGTACCGCATAAGTACAGGGCTATTTTTCTTCGTTGTCTGCATTTTGTCTGCATTCGGGTTTTGTCTGCATCATTTTTTCAAAAACTGCTGCCGTGTCCCTCTGCAATTTTTCGGTGTTGTGCGTATAGAGATTCTGCGTAATGACGGCGCTCTGATGTCCTAATCGCCCTGCAACCCCCTTCGGCGTAGCGCCGTTCTCGATCAAGGTGGTCGCGTGGGTGTGTCTGAATGAGTGTGCGTTCAGCCCCTCTTTCCGGAGGTGCATGGACAAGTAGTGGACAGAGACCGCTTTGCCCGTTTTCCATGTGCAGACAAGGGGAACTCGAACCCATTCTGGTTGTTGTTCCAATCCTTTGGACATTTGGATAAGTTCGTCATCATGTCCAGTGTCTCGATAGATGTGGACATAAGAATCACCGTATAATTTCTCGTTCTTCTCCTGTTGTTCCTTCCATTGGGATAATTTTTCTACAAGAAAATTGTCGATGATGAATTGTCTGTTGCTTGAGTCTGTCTTCAAGGGAGAGAAATGCCATTCTTTTTGTATCGTATGATATGTGATCTGTTGGACAATGGTTATGGTATGATGTTTTAGGTCTATATTTTCCCAGGACAATCCAACCATTTCTCCTTGTCTCATTCCTGTATGATACAACAGGAGAAGTGGAACATGCAAGGGTGTTCCAAATGGATATCGTCCAATGATTTCGTTGAATTGCTCCTGTGAGATGATTGTCCGTTTTATGATCCCTGTGGGCGTGGTCCTGGGCAATTTGATATACTCTGACGGATTGCTCGTGATCAGCCCGGCAGGATAGACAGCATAATTGAGAACCTGATGGAGCAGAACGTAGGCGTTCCGGATGGAGTTCTTGGACAACTTCTTCTTTGCCAGTGACCGGATCCATTTGTCCAAAAGGATCGGCGTCAGAGATTGAACCGTGACACCGCTGAAATATGGGAAAATCCAGTTCCGTGCTATAACCTCATACTCTCCTATGGTTGTCCGACGCACGTTCAGAACAGCGACGTTGTCCAACCAATTCCGAATGAAGGTTTTGACCGTGATGGCTTCCGTGACGATGCCGATGTTCCCATGCCGCCAATCAGTATAAGCAGCCACTCCGGCATCATAGGCGTCGTCGCTCGTCGGGAAGCCACCCTTCTCTATGACCTTTCGCTTGCCATCTTCCGTTTTGCCTGCCTCGAAAGCGTAGCTCCATGTTTGTCCACGCTTCCGCACACGCACCTGTGCCATTTCAAATCTCCCTTGTCATGTAACCCGGCAAAGCCCCTCTAAATATAGAGGGGCTGCTTTTTTTTGCTCTTGGATTTTATTGTCCGGGTTCTTCGGTCCTCGGATTTTTGTTGAAGGAGAGAGCAGAGATCGTGGCGTCCACGACACTCCTGCTCTTCTCGTCCAATCCTCGGTACAGACAAAGCAATTTGACTTCCGATGGTAATAAAACGTTACCTAAAATATCAGGCAACGAGGCGGAAGAATTGTCGGTGTGACCGGTCAGCAAATAGTCCGATGTGGTATGCAGGATCGTGGCAATTCGATCCAGCCGACGCACGGGGCGAGAGTTACCATTTTCGTATTTGATGATCGCCACCCGTGAAACCCCGAGATACTTTGCGAGATCGTTTTGGGACAGATTGAGTTTCAGACGCAAACGCCGGATACGGTTTCCCATTTCCGTGTTCTTCGGCTTCTTTGCTTTCGGTGTGCTCTGTGTCATTGATGGTCGCCTCCCGATAGACCTTGTTTAGTAACTCTTCTTATATTATACATGGATAACGTGAAGGTCGGAAAGCCGTGAATTTATATTATATGCCCGAAATACTTTTATTTATACCGCCTGCCGGGGCTGACCTACATAAACCACGCTTCCCGCAAGGGCTTCGAGATGATCTGCCACTCGGTCAAGATCGGAGAGAAAATGAGATGTGGCAGATCGGTGAGAGTCCCGCCATTACAGGAAAAGCCACGATTCCCATGGCTTCGGGCGCGCAGTAAAATTTTTTACAAAAAGGGCTTGTCCCAAGCCGCTTCTGTGGATATAATAATCGCAGAAATTGTAATTTAATTTACACCTTCGGAGGTAACAAGGGTTACAGGACAGCCAAAAGGCATGGGACAGTAAGGAGGGCGAGCAGATGACACAAAAGCAAAAGGTCGAAAATAAGATTTACTCCATGCAGCGTTTCATCTTCGGGCTGCTGGACAAGGACCCAAACGGTGAGCTTGTGAAGACCAGCAAGCTCCAGTTGATCGGGATGATGCGCATGGCAATCGAGATCGACCTATTCACTCCGTTTGAAATGGACGTTGTTTTATCACAGATCAAGCATGCGGAAATCTGCGGATAAAGAAAGGAGATCGACAATGAATTACACGATCATCAGCACAGAGAACCCAGCATTTGAGGGAATCAGAAAGGTCCTCAACATCGACAAGAACGGGAACAAATACACGATCTGTTACATGGTGTGGGATGAAGATGATCCCGAGGGTCGGATCAGCAGCCGCAGAACGGTGGACACCATCGAGGAAGCGTACAGGATATATGAGAAGATCGCGAAGATGATGGCTCTCCACTATTACGACGATGAGTACAGACGGAAAGTTCTCCAGGAAGCATGAGACAGCCGAAACGCCCGCAAGGGCGTCAGTGGAAGATGGCTTCTCCACTCTGACGAGCCGCAAGGCATCAGGCAGGCCGAGAAGGAAAACTCCGAACCCGCTTGCAACGTAAAGCACGGCGAACACCGTCAACCCGGTCGCAGACGATATAGCGTGATTTTTCAGCACAGACCTTTTGAAAGGAAAAGGCGGTGCCGACCCCTGGACTGATCATCGCAGGGATGAGAGGTAAAGGGCGAGGATCCTCGCCCACTACTCACCAAAGGAGGCATGGTAGATGGAAAAAAGAAAAAGAAACCTCTCCATCGAGCACAAGGCACTTCTCACCTACATCGAGGCTTTCCGAAACAATCTCCAAGATCCCGATGATGTGTATGTGAGAGGCGCAGAGGTCGGAGTGACCCGAGTCTGCATAGCAATCGGAACTTCGATAGAGAAGATGCAGAGAATCCGCAGCTTTTATAAGTATCACGATAAGCGTCAGATGAGTGAAAGGTGGTCCGCATTATGGGCAAGCAACAAGAAAAGAAGATTCACGAGATCATGACCAAGCTCCAAGAACATCAGGAGCAGCTGGAATCCCTGCGGAACGATCTCGATTCCATTCTATCCAATGATGACGAGTTCGATTTCACGGCGGATTGTCTCGAAAGATTTGAAGACGCCATTGATGGTTTAGACGATGTCATCGGATACCTCAAAATCAGAAACTGATCGAGAAGGAGGCAGGGAGCATGGCGAAAGAACAGATCATCATTCTGAGCTTCCGAGATCGGAAAGGAAACATCGGATTCACGGAAGCGTTCACGGAGGAAGAAGCGGAACGGTATATCGAGGGTTATGAGTCCCTTGGATATAAATTGGTAGAGAAAAAGACGGCAGAGGTAGCATGAGAAAGGAGAAAAAATCATGGCAACAAAATTGGTTCTTTACACGGAGCGCGAAGGATATGCACTCTCGCAGATCGAGCACACCATGACGGCAGGAGAGATCATCGATCTGCTCCAGGAATATGATGAGGACACTCCGGTTTACTTGGCTTTCGATAACGGGTACACCTACGGCTCGGTCCACATGGGTCGTTTCGATGAAAAGTACGACGATGAAGATGATGAGTACGAAGATGAGGCAGAGGAGGCGTGAGACATGGCAAAGCGTAAACAGGAACTTCTTGCACGGGTTCGTTATAACCCCGGCAAGACCTTTGAAGAAAAGATGGAATCCGATATCGGGAACGTCTATGACGAAGAAGGATTCATGATCGAGATTTACGATGAGGAAACCGAATCCTGGAACTTCAGCTCGGGAGTTCCTCTCGTCCATAGCAAAGAGTTCCCGCAGAAAGAGGCGAACTTCCTCCACTATTCTTTCCTCAAAGAAATCTTGCGTATGCTGGATATGGGGTATCGGATTCACGAGTACAAGGGTAAATGAAAGGAGCTGAAATCATGGCAGGTCAATGGAAATTGTGCAGGGCATGCGGAGCGGCGACGCAAGTGCAGATGAACTTCTGCCCATACTGTGGCGCTCTGTATGAGGATCTCGACCCGGACCGCATGGGCGAATATCGGAACGAATGGAAACAGAACTTGCTTGCGGCGGCAAAGCGCGGAGATTATGAAGCCATCGTGATCGGCATGGCAAGCAACGTCGGAGATCGCGGGAACGTCTTTCAGATGATCGAGGATTTTTGTGAGAACGCCGACCCGCTCGGCTGCGAAAAGGAGGTGATCTAATGGCAGAGGTCAAGACGCTGCAGGGATGGCATGAATTCGCGGAGAGGACAGGACAATCGAATTGGGACGACTATTGCAAGCCCGGAGATGAGATTGATCGTGAAACTTACGATTACTTCCTGGATATCCTTCCACCGCGAACCATGAGCCGAGGTTATTTCCAGGTCGGCGAACCCTATTCTCACGCCCAGGACGAAGACGGAAAGTGGAAAGCGACATGGTCCACGTTCTGCAGGAGCGAGCACGATGATGGCAGTCCTCAGTATATCTACCTCGGGAACTGCTTCGCGGGCAAGGACAAGAATATTGAAAGAAGGGAGATGGCATAATGGCGAAAGTAACGGAACTCGAACAGATTTTCATGGATCGGGATGGCATGACCGCAGCCGAGGCCCGGGAGCTTCGACAGGAAATGATGCAGAGGGTATGGGACGGCGAGGATCCCGAAGAAATCCTCTACGAGGAAGGGCTTGAACCGGACTACGTTTTCGACATTCTCCCCGGTGGAATCTGAAAGGGTGTTCGGAGAGCAGTTCGGAGAACGGTTCGGATATCAGGCAGGACAGGCGTTTTAATCTTTTTTACAAAAAGGGCTTGTCTTTCTGAATTTCCACGGTTATAATAAGGGCGTAATTTTAATTACACATTAAGAGCTGAAATAAAGTTACCTGCCGATATCCGAAACGCCCGTCACGAAAGGGAGAGGACATGAAAACGAAGGTATTTATTCTTTATATCTACGGGGATCCTCGAAAGCCGTCAGACAAGCGCGACGTGGTCGGTATCTTCACGGCCTCGAAAATCAGATCCGCGATTATCCGGCATCGGAAGGAACTCGGTCTGAAAGTGATCTTGGATAGCCAAAGCAATCCGACAAAGTACAACGATTACATGAGTTTGGGGCTTGTCGAGGATTATGAGCTGAACGCTATCCATCATCTTCAGGACGATGGCGGCAGGCTCGATCCTTGGGACTGGTAATTTTCACACACCTTAAAGAGAAAGGATGAGAGCGTATGACCTACGTTGAATTTCGGGAACGTCAGCAACGAGAGATCAACGACTTCCCGATGGCGGCGGCTTTCAGCGAGAAGCAGCTTGAAGAAGCAATGCAGAAGCTGAACGTCCAATCGCCGAAAGAATTGGTCCACGTCGCGGGCGGCATGCTGATCCGGCGTGACGATCAGAAAGATTTGCTGGCGCTGCTGAAACGTCACGATGACGAATGGAAACAGGCCATGAAGAACGACGATCTGCTCCAGGAAGCTTTTATATACGAGATGGGCAATCACGAGTATTGTCTGACGATGGATCGAGAGGACACGTTGAACGCCCTGCAGATCACGGACGAGGAATTTTTGGCGGATATCAGATTGCGCGGTATTTTCAGCAAGGCCGAGAAGGAATATCTGAAAAGCGCAGGCTGGTAACAAAGCGAAAGGAGGTGTTTGCATGAAAAGCTTGAGAGAGATGCGGTTAGGACGAAATCTAACCTTGGAGAAAGTCGCAGAGAAAGTCGGCGTCAGCCATGTGGCGGTGCTCAAATGGGAACAGGGACAGCACACGCCGAACGCAAAATACCTCCAAAAGCTGGCAAGCCTGTATCGCTGCTCTGTCAACGATATTTTGCGCCTTTATGCGTAACTTAAATTATCAAGTCGAAGGTGAAATAAGGAGAACGACATGGAGCTGATCTATATATCCCACCCCTTCACAGGGAACGAGGAACTCAATCGTCTCGATGCTCGGCAGATCACAGGGCGGTTGTCAATGAGACACCAAGACGAGTTTATCTTCATCAATCCTCTCGATCTTTTCCAAGGGCAGAGCGATTTCCTGGAACCTGACAGCTTGATCTTGAAGCAGGCATTGGAAGTGCTTCGGAAATGCAACGGCGTGGTTTTCTGCAAGGGCTGGCAAAGGAGCGCCGGCTGTCGGAAGGAATTCGCACTGGCGACGAAGTTGGGCTTGCCGATTTGGGAAAGTCCCGAGTTATTTACAGAGAACGTAGTGTGGGGTGAGGACGAATGTCAGAAATCAAGATGAACGATTTGGACGCACTGGTGGAGAAAGGACGAGAACTGAAATCTTTGCTGCAGGAAACGCCCGAGATTCTTTCCTATCTGAAATTGGTCAATGACATGAGCGACAAGAAAGTGATCCTCTCCGGGGCGACGGATGTTCTGCTTCGGGCGGGGCAGGCCGCAAAGGTCCTCGGGACAGACAAAAGCACGATCTACCGATATGTGCGGGAAGGACTTCTCCACCCGAGATGGACGCCGCACTCCCAATATATGAAGTTTTGGCTTTCAGAAGTTCGGAGCTTGGTCCAGGAAGGAGCTGTCGAGAATGCGGTTTGATGAAAAGATGCTGATGAGGGTTTCATGCTTCGGATTCTTCATGGGGGCGCTGCTCGGAGTGTTCATGGGAACATGGGCGCATTTCACGCTCTTTTGGGGAAGGGATCGAGTCAACGACGTGAGCATGGTCCTTTGCTTCATCATGACGGCGCTTTGCGCTTTGGTAATTATCCGATTGATCGAGAAGGAGGAGAAAAAGCATGAGCAAGTTTGAACACAGGGTTCGGGCGGCGAGGCTCGGACAGACGCGACGATTGATGAGGGCATTCCGATTCGGCAGAGACGCCGCTTTGATGGTTCTCGGAGCCGTGGCCTGTTGGTTCACATGGGTGGTGATTACGGCATGATTGGATGGAATGATCTCACCGATGAGGGACAGGCGGCTGTAATGCTGATCGTGGTCATCATAGCGGCGGTGCTTTTATGGTGAACCTCTGCAAATGCGGAAAGGAAATCCCATTCGCACCGGAGCGCAGAAATCAGTTCCGATTCTGCAGCGAATGTCGAGCGAGGATCTCCGCTGTAAAGCAGAAACATCGAAATAAGAAGGAGGCGAAAGATGTGACAAAACAGGGACTAACCTATGAGATCAAAGACACCATCGCCGTTCTGAATGACAACGGCGGCATCACAATCGAGTGCAATCTGATCAGCTTTAACGACGCGCCCGCGAAAATCGATATCCGCAAATGGGATCGCCGCGACCCGGACAATCCGAAGATGTGGAAAGGCGTTTCTCTTTCCAAAGAGGAAACAGAGTTGTTGATCGGAGCTTTGCAAGATTGGCTCATAGACCAAACGATCTAACGGAGGGAACTGTGATGAAGGATGAGCACCGCAGAAACCTCATAAAACTGATCCGGCAGGTAGGGCGCACGATGGGGCTGTGGGAAGCCTTTCGAGATTTCCTTCAGATGTCGGCACTGACGATCAGCAACGCCGATACCTATTTCCTTGCCACCAACAAAAAGATTTGGGATGAGCGTGAGAAAGAGTATCTCGAAACCATCAAACGCTATTCCAAAGAAGATCAGCAGCTTTTCCCGAAGATGCTGGCAGAACTTGTGCTGACTTTGGACGATTGCGTGAGAGAAGGACATTACGAAGATGTGCTCGGCTCGATCTTCCATGAGTTAGAACTGCACAGCAAATGGGCAGGGCAATTCTTCACCCCGCAGAGCATCAGCGACATGATGGGAGAAGTCGTGGTCACTGATGACGATAAAAAGGCATCAGTGAAAAGCGCCATCGAGACTCACGGATTTTGCAGTATGAATGAACCGGCCTGTGGAAGCGGCTCTCTAATTCTCGGATTCCTCAATGCTTTCCGCAAGAGAGGGTTCGAGCCGAGCCGTCAGTGCTTGGTCGTGGCAAGTGATATCGATGAGAAATGCGTATGGATGACTTACCTACAATGCAGCCTTTACGGAATACCCGCCATAGTATATCAGCAGAACACCCTATCTTTGGAAACCTATGGAGATCCTTGGTACTCCCCCGTTTACGGCCTCGAAGGTTGGCGATGGAAACGTCAGAAAGCTTTCGAGATCGATCTGCGCGAGCAGGAATATCAGGAGTTCTTGGAAATCCTCGGTTAAAGGTTCAGATCCATCGTTTTGATCTTGAAGGAGGTGAGGCTATGCAGAAGACAACAAAAAAGCCGTTTCCCGGATGAGCAGGAAACGACTTTTCTCTACGGGGACCAACCGTAGATCACACCTTGGGATAATGATAGCACATGATTGGAGGAAAAACAAGTGAAAATTACGATTGACATTGACCAGCAAGACATCGCCAACGCCTCGTCGGAGGCTTTCTGCGGACTTCTCTCCGCGCTGAAGGAGATTTCCAGCAGCTCCAAAGCGGAAGCGGAAAACGAGATCGAGAGCGCCGAAAAGAGCGCCCCTGCCAAGCTGAAACAGGCTACCGCGACCAAAGTGTCAGAGCCGAAGAAAAACACGGGGAAAACCGCCTCTCCGAAAGTCTCCGAAGAAAAGCCTGTCGAAGCCAAGCCCGAGAAGGTAGAGAAAGCGGAGAAGGTCGCGGAGAAGACAGAGGACAAGACGGAGGAAGCCCCCGCGAAAGATGAGAAGCCCGCGAAGGAATCCAAGAAAGCAGACAAGCCGGACCGCGCAGCCATTTCGGAACGTCTGAAAGAGATCGCCAAGAACGGCAAGGCCGAGGGCAAGCCGAAGAAGATCAAGGCACTCCTGCAAGAGTACGGAGTGGACAAGGTTCCTGATCTGCCCGACGACAAACTTGAGGAATTCCTGGAGAAAGTGGAGGCTCTGTAATGACGGTGCACGCAATCCTGTCGCCAAGCAGCGCCCACCGATGGCTCGAATGTCCTCCCTCGGCGGTTCTTGAATCGAAGTTCCCCGACAGGAGAAGCGAATCGGCACAGGAGGGAACTTTCGCTCATAAATGGGCGGAAGTTCAGCTCCGGCACTTCCTTGGACAGGATCCTTCTGAAACGGTTTTCGACAAAACGATCAGTGAGATGAAGAACGACGATTTCTACAACCCCGGCCTCGAAAATTACGTGGACGAGTATGTGGATGTCGTGACCAACAAATTCATGGAAGCCCAGGAGCGAGATCGGGGTGCTGATCTCCTTCTCGAACAGCGGCTGGATTTTCAGAAATGGGTTCCCAACGGATTCGGACACGGGGACGCCGTGATCTTGGCTGACGGCACCATGGAGATCATTGATCTGAAATATGGTCGAAATGTCAAAGTCGAAGCGCAGAACAATCCTCAGCTCCGCCTTTACGCTCTTGGAGCGTATCAGGAGCTATGTTACCTCTATGATATCGACCACGTTGCCATGACGATCGTTCAACCGCGCAACGGTGGCGAATCAAGCGAGACGCTTTCCGTCAATGAACTCTTGGCATGGGGAGACAGTATAAAGCCCATCGCCGAGATCGCCATTAAGGGTGGCGGAGAGTTCAAAGCCGGCGAGCATTGCCAATTCTGCCGCGCCGCCGAACGGTGCAAGAAGCTGGCAGAGTATCAAATGGAAATCGCCAAGCATGACTTCAAGGATCCGGATTTGCTTTCGGATGAAGATATCGCAGAAATCCTTTCCAAGGTTGACGGCCTCGTTTCCTGGGCAAGTAGCGTCAAGAAATTCGCGCTGAAGGAGGCAGTGCAAAATAACCGGAAATGGCCTGGCTGGAAACTTGTGGAAGGAAAGAGCTGCCGCACGATCACCGATGAGGAAAAAGCTGCGGGGTATCTGACGAAAGCGGGATATGCGGACAACCAAATCTGGAAGCCAAAGGAACTTTACGGACTGACAGCGTTGGAGAAATTGGTAGGCAAGAAAAAGCTGGCGGATCTTTTAGAGCCGGTCATCGCGAAGCCACCGGGAAAGCCCACACTGGCACCCGAGAGCGACAAGCGCCCCGAATGGAATTCCGCTTCCGAAGATTTTGAAGTGATCAATGATGATGAGTGAAAAATGAAGGTTTTGAAAGGACGGTAATAATTATGGCATTAGAAGCAAGAGCAACGAAGGTAGTAGTTCCGTGCAGGATTTCTTACGCACACGTTTGGAAGCCGGGCGTCAATCGCGACGGCACCCCGGGCAAGTACGGTCTTTCCGTTCTGATCCCGAAGGAAGACAAGAAGACCATTTCCAAGATTGAGAAAGCCATCGAGGCGGCTATTGAGGTTGGCAAGAACAAGCTTGCGAACAAGCAGGGCAAGGTTGTTGTCTCGGGCTTGAAGCTTCCCCTCCGCGACGCTGATGATGAAGGCATCGACGATGAGGCTTACCAGGGCATGAAGTTCTTCAACGCTTCCTCGACGAGCAAGCCGCAGATCGTGGATCGTCGTATGGATAGCATCGATGATGAGAGTGAAGTATATTCCGGCTGCTATTGCAACGTCTCCATCAATTTCTATGCGTTCAATCGTGATGGAAACAAGGGCATCGCCGCAGGTCTTGGCAATCTGCAGAAGGTCAAGGACGGCGAGCGTCTCGGCGGCGGCAGCTCGGCGGCAGAGGATTTCGAGGTCTTGGAAGACGAGGACGACGAAATCTTCGGATAAGGAGGGCGTCATGGTTGTCAGCGTAGTGTTTCGGGATAACCCGAAAAAGTACGACTACCTGACCGACATTGAACTGCGGAAAGGCGAGCTTGCGGTTGTGCCCGTAGGCCCGCCCGACGCAGGCGCTTTCGAGGTCGTGACGGTAGCGGCTGTGAAAGAGTTCTCCATCAAGGCAACGGCGTGGGTCGTTCAGCGGGTAGATGTCAAAGGCTGGCGACAGCGCATGAAGAAACGAGAGCAGAAAGAACAGGAAGACGATCTTGATTACATGCTCGGCCTCGAACATGAAGCCGAACAGGAGATGATCGATGCGAGAAGGGACTGGTAGCAGAATGAAGACGAAATATCTGTCTGTCAGATACAGACACTTGGTTTCGGGCAGATTTCCGAATGCCGGTCCCCGTCCTTGTGTCTATGGCATGAAAAAACATTATTACGGATTGGATAGTATTTGCGTCATGTGCGGTCAGTTTCTCTATTATTTGGGACAGAAATTTACTGATGAAACTTGGCGCATTTATAGTTTGGCGAAATGAGGTGGGAACGTGGAGATCCTCAGTATCGACCTTGAAACGTTCTCAACCATCGACATCAAGAAAGGCGGGCTTTATAAGTACGCAGAGAACAGCGAGATCCTGCTTTTCGCTTATGCTTTCAACGATGAGCCTGTGAAGGTTGTCGATTTCGCCAACAATGAGGACCTGCCGGAACGAGTTTTATCTGCCCTGTTTGATCCCGATGTTCTGAAAACTGCTTATAATGCGGCTTTCGAGATTCACGTCATCAACCACTGGATCGACGAAATAGGGTATCTGTATCTTCCCACATTCAAGAACGACAGCAGCGACCATCTCGATCCTGCTCAATGGTTCTGCACGATGATACAGGCATGGACACTCGGACTTCCGGGCGGTCTTGATAATGTGGGCAAGGCGTTGAACATCGCAGAGGACAAGCAAAAGCTGGCGACAGGCAAACGGCTGATCCAGTATTTTTCCAAGCCCTGCAAGCCAACGAAAGCCAACGGCGGGCGGGTGCGGAACTATCCGAACCACGATCCCGAGAAATGGGCGCTGTTCAAAGAGTATTGCGGACAGGACGTTGAAGCTGAACGGGCGATCCGAAAGCGCATCGAGAAGTTCTTTCCGAATGAAACGGAACGGCGGCTGTGGGTGCTCGACGAAGAAATCAACGACAAGGGCGTTCTCGTCGATCAGCAGCTCGTCGATGCCGCCATCAATCTCGACGAAGAAATCCGAAACGCGACCATGAGAGAAGCAATCGAGCTGACAGGGATCGCCAACCCGAACAGCAACCAACAGCTCTTGAACTGGTTCGAGGAAAAAGAGGGCTGGCGTCCCAATACGCTCGACAAGGCGGCTCGGGCTGAACTCATGGAAGAAGTGGAAACGCCCGAGGTCCGAAAGATGCTCGTCTTGAAGAATCTGCTCGGGAAAACCTCGGTCAAGAAGTACATCGCCATGAAAGAAGCCCTGTGCAACGACGGGCGGCTCCATGGCATGCTTCAATTCTACGGCGCGGCGAGAACAGGGAGATGGGCAGGGCGGCTCGTCCAGCTGCAAAATCTTCCGCAAAACCACATGACCGATCTGGATTCAGCTCGGCAGATGGTTCGGGATGGGGACTTCGATCTGATCTCCATGTTCTACGATAACCCTTCCGATGTTCTTTCGCAGCTGATCAGGACGGCGTTCATCGCGCCCGAGGGCTACCGCTATATTGTGGCAGACTTCTCGGCAATCGAAGCAAGAGTCATCGCATGGATCGCCGACGAGAAATGGCGCATGAAAGTATTTGAAGACGGAGGTGATATCTACTGCGCGTCGGCATCGGAGATGTTCCATGTCCCTGTGGTCAAGCATGGCGAGAATGGCGAACTCCGGCAGAAAGGAAAGATCGCTGAACTGGCCTGCGGCTACGGTGGCGGCGTGAACGCCCTTGTCGCTTTCGGCGCGGACAAGATGGGACTGACGGAAAACGATATGAATTCCATCATCAAGAGATGGCGCTTGGCGTCTCCGAACATCGTCAAGATGTGGGGAGATGTCGAGACAGCGGCGAGGAACGCAATCCGTTCCAAGCTGGAGGTCAAATATCGGCACGGCATCACGTTCAAGTTCGAGAAGGGATTGCTTTTCATCAAGCTCCCGAGCGGGCGGCGCATCGCCTATGTCAAGCCCCGCATCGAGTTTGAAGACAAATTCCATCGCGAATCCCTGACTTATGAAGGAGTTGTCCAGGCGACGGGCGGCTGGGGCAGGAACTATACATGGGGCGGCAAGCTGACGGAGAACATCGTCCAGGCCACAGCCCGGGATTGTCTCGGTGCTGCCATGCTCCGGCTGAAAGCGGCAGGATATCAGATCGTGATGCATGTCCACGATGAAGTGATTTGTGAAATGCCAATCGGCAAAGGAAGTTTAGACGAAGCCTGCGCCATCATGGGCGAACCTCTATCATGGGCGAAAGGACTTCTTTTGACGGCTGACGGGTACGAGACCGGCCCCGAGGCAAACTATTACAGAAAGGACTGACAAAGATGATCACACCGACAGTGTTTTATCAGCAGATGAAGAAATGGGTCAGCACAGACGAAGCCCGACCCGTTTTTCAGCACATCTATTTCGACGGGGAACGAGCCGTCGCGACCAACGTGCATCGCATGGTGGTCGTCAAGAACCATCCCTCTGACGCTCATTTCGAGACAACGATGGGAGCACGGGCGGACAAGACAGAGAAATGGACGTTCCCGACATTCGACAGGGCGATCCCTCCCCTGGACAAAGCCCTATGGATGCATGAGATCGAGTTTCCCGTGTTCACGTTCAAGGATTTCATTACCCAATGGAAAAACGGTTTTGACAGCGTAAAGAAGGTGGCAAAGTCCACTAAATATAATTGTTTCGCTCTCCAAAAGCTGGGCGGTAAACTCTACGCCCGCGCCATCAACGGCTCGATCAGCATGACGATCTCTTTGCTGAACATCGAGAAACCTTCCTCGAAGAACGAGGATTGGTTTGCAGGCTTCAATATCAATTACATCATAGACGCCATTGACTTTCTCAAAGCTACCGAGCCGAGAGAACTGCGGATGTATGTCAACGGCGGGCACGTTCTTGTGATCGAGACGGAAGAACTGCTCATGGTGATCACTCCGGTCAATCTGAAAAGCAGCCAAGACGGCGGCATGCTGTCGAAGTTCGTGGAGACCGAGACAGAGAAAGAACGACTTTGGACAGAAAAGCTCAAAGCTGACAACGATGATGATGAAGATATTTTTTGAAAGGACGGGGACTGACAAATGATTGAACTCAGCAAGGTCGAGGGCATCGACCGTAATATGGATATGCAAAACCGATACGTCAAGGAGATTCTTGATTTGATCAACGATTGCGAGAAGAACGAAGTTCTGCAGGACGTTTCGGATATCGAGCTGAAACAACTTCGCGAGCACTGCGAGGATATCGCCATGGCGGCGAACACCGCGAAGAAGCTTGTCGCGAACATCAAGCCGCTGGCCCAGGAAGAAGATGAGCGCAAGAAAGCCGAAAAGAAAGCGGAGGAAGCGGCGAAGAAGAAAGCCGAGGCCGCGAAGAAGAAAGCGGAAAAGAAAGCCAAGGAAGCCGCCGAGGAAGAAAGCTCCGCTACTGACGACGAAGACGATCTGGATTTCTTGGGCTGACGGGAGGCGAGGAATGTGCATACGATAAGCAGCCTCGTGATCCCCGAACTCTACACCGCCTACGATGTCACCCACGGATCAACCAACGACACCAGCATCGGAGAGGCAGGACTTCGATATGTTCTCCGGGTGCAATATGAGTGCGAGAAGTGCGGCACAGGCTTCATGGTTGACCACAAATGGGCTGGAGGTGTGTTCTATGGCGGCGGACATTTCGACAATTACATCATCTTCTGTCCGAACTGCGGGCATCGGCACGAGAATTTCAGCCGGCACAATTTCACCTATAACTTCCGCAACGCGAGGCCGGACAGCGAAGAGTGTGCGCCGCGCTCGATGACGCTGGCGCTCCACGAATACAAACAGGGCTTCATTCTGACGATCAAGGCGAAAACGATCTCCCTGCGGATCCGGAACGAAGACGATTTCCGCGCCACCCGATATCTCGGGACACGGTTCGAGGAAATCCGCTTCGATCTGAAAAAGCGTCAGACGACTTTCGCGGTGCTGACAGGAAGCCATCGGAACGTGATCAGGAAATACGCCATCGGAAATCCCTTCGACCCTGCCATATACGAGGAGTCCCTGCTCCGCCATATCCGCACGGACAATCTGTCAGAGAAAGGGCATGAAGGGACGGTGGCTTTCCTCAAGACTATGCGCGACGGTTTCCGGCGCAAATGGAAAGAGATCCACGGGTACGATATCGGAAGCGTGTTCGTCAGCTATGGCACCACGCATGGGCGCATGCTTTTCTCGATGATGAACTTCGCTTTCCGCATGATGTATCCCGACGCGCCCAACCTTCCGCGAGAACTCAATGGAAGTGGAACCGATCTGCAGGTGGTCCGTCAGCGCCGCATGATCTCGGACGAGGCGGCGGCGCGGTATCTGCACACAGCAGCGCCCCGAGAGAACAGGGGAAGCATCGGAACGCTGATCGATGCTTTCGCCCTGCCGGACAAGCCGATGGTCAGAGAACTCCTGACACAGGATTTCTTCGCCGCGCCGGAGCTGGTGGAACTCTTCAAGGTCACGGACAATCTCGATCACGCCATGCAGATTTGGAATCTCCTGCGGGAGGTGGACAAGAAGGAATCATGGGAGAGCCGGTATCTTAACAGTCGGGACAGCTACATTCCGAAGCTTTACCCGTTCCTGCAAGAACTGGTGAAGCATTATCCCATGCGGAGTGTGATCAGTCTGCTCAAACGATCCACTGCTCGCCACATTCTCGATATCAAGGACATGACCCAGCGCCTTGCCATCGAGCGTCACGGCGATATGTGGAACGTCAAGCTGAAAAAGCTCCATGACTGGCTTGTGGAAGCCCTTCGAGAACAGAGAGAAAAAGGATTCGAGCTGCACCCTTCCGACGTGATCAAGCGCCGGCTCGCTATGCAGATGGATTCCATTAAATTTTTCCTGCCCGAACACGTCAACGATCTCGTCTCGGCATCGGAAGAAATGCACAACTGCGTAAGGACTTACGGGGAACGCATTATCTCCGGTTCCTGCAACATTATCCTTATGACCGATGACAGGGGCAAGTTGGTCGCCTGTCTCGAAGTCCAGGATGATGCTCTGATGCAAGCCAAGCTGAAATTCAACAAAGAGGTATGGAAGGACAAGAAAATCAATCGGGCGGTGCTCGAATGGTGCAAGAAAGCCAATATCAAGGTAAGGACGCGAGATGTTCAGATATCGAACACAGAAGAGGACAATACGCAAAAGGTAGAGAGGGTGGCATGATAAATGGCTGAAGCAATCCGAAGGATTGTCACGACCCAAGACGGGTTGCTGACAATCTGCACTGGATCGAGCCGGAAAAGTAAGGTCTGGAAGCAAAAACAAATTGCGTGGTCCGATCTTATCTGCCGACTCAGCAATACGAAGCGTACCCCGGAAACACAGGCGAAATTCATGAAACTTAGCAAGGCCGAACAGGACGATATCAAAGATGTCGGCGGCTTTGTCGGTGGCAAATTGGAAGGAGGACGACGGACAGCGCTGACGGCAGGCACCCGTCAGATCATCACGCTCGATGCAGATTACGCAGACGACAATCTTTGGGAACTCATGGGAATCTGTCTTCCCGATTATGCGGCGTGCTGCTATTCGACCCATAAACACACGCCCGAACACCCGCGCCTGCGGATCGTGATGCCTTTGAGCCGACCCGTCACCCCGGACGAGTATCAGGCGGTTTCGAGAAGGATAGCGGCAGAGTTTGGGATCGATTATTTCGATGACACCACATATCAGCCCCATCGGCTCATGTACTGGCCTTCCACTTCGGCGGACGCAGAGTTTTTCTTTGATTGGCAGGACGGCGCATGGCTCAATCCGGACGCCGTCTTGGCTGAATACGACGACTGGCAGGATCAATCCACATGGCCTGTGTCGAGCCGGCAAAAAGAAATCATTCAGAAAGCCATGAAGAAGCAGGAAGATCCTCTGACCAAGGGCGGGCTGATCGGCGCTTTCTGCAGGACGTACACCATTGATGAAGTGATCGCCGAATATCTTCCCGAAGTCTATGAGAAATGCGAAGGGCAGGAAGATCGATACACCTTCAAGGCAGGAACGTCCTCGGGCGGCGCGGTGGTCTATGATGATAAATTCCTGTACTCCTTCCACGCCACCGACCCTTGTTCCAATCAGCTTGTCAACGCTTTCGATCTCGTAAGGATTCACAAGTTCGGAGGGCTGGACGAGGGCAAGGTGGAACGGGAAATCAAGAAAATGCCCAGCTGGAAAAATATGATGCAGCTGGTGGAGAACGACGAGAAGGTGCGTGTCCAGCAGGTCAAAGAGCGCATGCAGGAAGCCCGGTCGGAGTTCACTGATCTCGGAGATGAGAAGAAAACCCCCGAAATGCAAAACCTCGACTGGGCGAAGAACCTCAAAATCTCCGGCAAGACAGGGGCTATTCTGACGACGAGAGCCAATATCCGGATCATCTTGAACAACGATGTCCGGGTCAAAGATGTCCTCGCCTGGGATGACTTCGCCAAGCGCATCGCCATCATGAAAACTCCTTCCTGGCGGAACGATATAAAAGAGGATCCCTATTGGAACGACGGAGATGATTCCGAATTACGATATCTCCTGGAAAGCACTTACGGCATCGAGGGCAAGCAGAAGATCGAAGACGAGACAATAAACGTCGCGAACCATAACGCTTTCCATCGGGTTCGGGAATATCTGCGAAGTATTCAATGGGACGGCAAAGAGCGAATGGAAACCCTGTTCATTGACTATCTCGGGGCGGCGGACACGCCCTATACTCGAATGACTGCTCGGAAGATGCTGGTCGCGGCTGTCGCGCGCGTGATGAATCCGGGCATCAAGTTCGACAACATGGTCGTTCTGCAGGGGCGGCAAGGAATCGGAAAGAGTTATCTTTTGAAGAAACTTGGCAAACAATGGTTCTCTGATTCCTTGACAACGGTTTCGGGAAAGGAAGCCTACGAACAACTCCGGGGCTGCTGGATAATCGAGATGGCAGAACTCGCGGCTTTGAAGAAAAGCGAGATCGAAGCCATCAAGCAATTTATATCGAAGCAGGTGGACACCTATCGGGTGGCCTATGGCAAGCGGCTTTCGGAATTCCCGAGACAGTGCGTTTTCGTCGGTACGACCAACGAACCGACTTTCTTGAAAGATCGGACAGGTAATCGCAGATTTTGGCCGGTCAAGGTCGGCATCACTGAGCCGACGAAATCCTTGTTCACCAAAGACACGGATTCAGAGATGGACCAAGTATGGGCGGAAGCTCTTGACGCTTGGAACAAGGGCGAAGATGTATGGATCGGAAAAGAAATGGAGCTGCTGGCACAGAAAGTCCAAGAGGAGCACACAGAAGAAAATCCCCTGGTGGGGGTTATCCACGAATATCTCGAACGCGACCTGCCGAAGAATTGGTACGACCTCGACCTTTTCACTCGGAGAGATTTCCTGAAGGGCGGCGGATTCGAGATCGATATGTCGGGATCGTTCAAACGGAATCGAATCTGTCCTGTCGAAATTTGGTGTGAGCTGATGGGCGGCGATCTGAAACGTTTTACGACAAGCGAGCGAAAAGATATCCGAGATGCCCTTTCCAAACTCGACGATTGGGAGCCGAGTGCAACTGCCAGTGGAAAGGCGTGGTTCGGGAAGGTATATGGCAGGCAAAGACCTACCTATGTTCGGAAAGGCACTTCAATCGAGACGCACCCACTTCCTGGAAAAAGGGACACCTCGGATAAAAGTGGAACATAGGCGGATCTAAAAATGGAAAACGAGAAAAGCTATATACCACAAGGGTTTTCATCGTTTTCCATAAAAGTCGTTTTCCAAAGATGGAAACAAAAATGGAAAACGAGAAAAGCTATATACCACAAAGGTTTCTGATGTTTTCATAAAAATTGTTTTCCAAAAGTGGAACATAAAATGGAACATCGAGAAGCCATGCAACACAAGGGATTTAACCTAAAGGTTCCAAAATATATGCAAAAACAGGTGTACTTATATGCAGTAGGTATCTATGCGCATATAGATAGACGCCATACATGAATAACACGCAGTAATTTCACGCAATACGTTTTTGCGAAAGAAAAAATATAAACTCTCCAAAACAAGTATTTACGAGTGTTGGAACAACGGAAAACAGGAATTAACGATATTTTGTCAAAACGCGAAAAGCCTTGCGGCAGTAAGGTTTGGTTATGTTCCATTTTATTTTCCATTTTTGGAAAATGGGACATCAACGAAAAAAGGCAAAAATCCTTTCAAATGCTTGCGGCAGTAGGATTTGGTTATGTTCCATTTTTATTTTCCATTTTGTTCCAAAATGACGATGGGAGGTTAGATTATGGAAAACGATAGCAAAAAGAAAACGTCCGAAGAAAAGAAAACGCCGGAAGAAAAGAAAAAAGCGATGATGGAATTGTATCAGAAGTTGGCGGACATAATCAGAGAAGGTTTCGAGCTGCATGATCGGCCTGTGACCACTCGGATCGAAAATCGGTATGCAGATTTTTATGTTCTGCTTATCGATGACAAGCCCGCCGTTGCTGCTTCGGGTACAGGCGCTTTCTATCATGCGCTGTGGGGATTTCTCAAAGGGATACATTTCGTATGGGACGACTGATTTTAGAAAAGGATATCGAGGCGAAGTTCAAGGCGAGAGTTGAAAAGGCTGGAGCCATCACCTATAAATTCGCCTCCCCTGGACGGGCGGGAGTTCCTGACAGGATCGTTCTGATTCCGGGCGGCAGGATTTATTTCGTCGAGCTGAAACGTCCGGGCGGGAAACCTCGACCTTTGCAGCGGCACGTCATGAAGAAGATCATCAAGTTCGGCTTCAATGTCCGGGTGATTGATTCAGAGGAAGCCATCAACGAATTTGTTTCGGAAATCATAGGAGGAACGGAATGAACGAGAATCGGGAAGACGTGGTTCGTTCAGCATTGATCATTGAACGATGGTGTCGAGAACATCGAAAAGAGGGAGCGCCCTGTGATTGTCCGTTGTATCTCGTGAATACCTGCTGGATCAAGACAGAGCATTTTCCCGATGAATGGATATTGGAAATCATGTTGTCGTGCAGAGGTCTTCCAGGCAAACCGAAAGGGCGGGCGAAAGATGATGGCTGAAATTTTCAAGCCTCGCCCCTATCAGCAATACGCCATCGGGCAGATTATCGAGAAGCCGAACGTCGCGCTCATGTTAGACATGGGCATGGGAAAAACCGTTGCGACGCTGACGGCGATCCAAGAGCTGATGTATGAGCGATTCGAGGTAGGCAAGGTTTTAGTGATCGCCCCTCTCCATGTGGCGGAAACGACATGGGCTGATGAGTGCAGACGATGGGAGCACCTGAACAGTTTGAAAATCAGTCTTGTCCTGGGCAGTCTCAAAACGAGGAAAGCGGCTCTTGAAAGCAAGGCAGACGTTTATACGATCAATCGGGAAAACGTTCCGTGGCTCGTCGATTATTACAAGGCAGCTTGGCCTTTCGACATGGTGGTGATTGATGAAAGCAGCAGTTTCAAGAATCCGCAGGCAAAGCGTTTCAAAGCCCTTCGGAAGATACGGGCGAGGATCCACCGGCTTGTGGAACTGACAGGGACGCCCGCGCCGAATGGTCTGATGGATCTGTGGAGTCAGATTTTCCTTCTTGATCGGGGAGAACGGCTTGGCAAAACCATCGGGGAGTATCGCAGGAACTGGTTCACACCGGGCGCGGGATACGGGCATGTGGTTTATGAGTGGATTCCCCGCAAAGGAGCGCATAAGCAGATATACGGAAAGATCGGAGATATCTGTGTCAGTATGAGAACTGAAGATTATATCTCCCTTCCCCCGGTCATGTATAACGCCGTGAAGATTCAGATGCCGAAAGCAGGATGGGAACTCTACAAGCGGTTGGAAAGAGAGTTGGTTCTTCCCTACTGCGGCACTGACATCGTCGCTTCCACCGCCGCCGTATTATCGAACAAGTTATTGCAAATGGCAAATGGGGCGGTTTACGACGAGGACAAAAGGTCGGTGGTGATACACGCCGCGAAGCTCGATGCCCTTGCGGATATAGAGGAATCAAATAAACATAAACCGATACTGGTGTTCTATTGGTTCCGCCACGATCTCGACAGGCTGCGAGAGCGTTTTCCAGAGGCAGTCCCTTTGACCACGGCTGACGATATCCGGGCATGGAACGAAGGAAAGATCCCGATGCTGTTGGCGCACCCCGCATCGGCTGGACATGGGCTGAACCTTCAATATGGCGGCAACCTTGTCGTGTGGTTCTCGCTGACATGGTCGCTCGAACTTTATCAGCAGGCCAACAAACGTCTGCATCGGACCGGGCAGGAGAAAACGGTCATCATTCACCACTTGATTGCGGAGGGCACGATCGACGAGGCGGTCATGGAGGCTCTGAAAGAAAAACGGGCAGGCCAGGAAGGTATGTTGGAAGCCATCAAGGCGAAAATCGGAGGATATCGGAAAGCATAGAAGCGGATCTCCCGAGAGGAACGCCCCCGTCCTGCGATTTTTAGACAGCGCCGCGATAGTTTATATGCACAGGCATAAAAAATCGGTTAAAAACGGGCTTTATGGAAGGGAGAAAAATAATCATGGATTCAAAAACGGCAATCAGCGAACTCGAAGAAATGCTTCAAATGATGGGCTTTGACCGGCGCACGGTGGCATCACTGAACAGCCCCTATCAAGATGTGAGAAGCAAGCGTTCTTTCATGATGCAATTCGACGCCCGCATGGACGCCCTGCAATTCGCTATCGACGCAATCAACGCCCTTTATCGAATGGGCGAGGCTTTCGCCGTTGAGTGCGATCATTATGACGGGGACTACTGGGCGAAATACTTCATGGACGAGATCAAGAGGAAAAGAGAAGAAATCAAGGTGGAGGCGAAGTGACGGTGCAGGATTCAACGGCTGTGAAGATGGAAAAGGCTCTGCGTGAGGTGCAGAAGATTTGCGAGGGTGTCGGCGATTGCTGTGGTTGTCCTGCTTATCAGATGACGGCAGACAGCGAGCGGTGCCGGTTCGAGATCGGGAAGGATAACCCGACTCAATGGGATTGGATATGGGGTGATTGAGATATGGACATTCGGAAATATGTCGGACCTTGCCCCTACTGTGCGGGAAAAGGAAAAGCCATTCTGCGGAAGACCGAAGACGGTGAAGAATATGTGGTTCGTAAGGAGGCGGCAATCGAGGCCGCGAAACTCCTATACGCTTTCTGCAAGGTTCAGCACTGGACCTGCATTCAGTGTCCGTTCTACGAGAAGACATCGGGACATTGTCTGTTGCATGGATTCCCGCATCGGTGGAACGAAAACGATTGGAAGACGGAAAGGAAGGACTGGGATCATGCCTGATATAACGATGTGCATGGGGAATAAATGCCCCGAGAAAAAGACCTGTTACCGATGCACGGCGACGCCGGACAAATATTGGCAGTCTTATTTCTCCGAAGTTCCCTTCGAGAAATACGGCAAATGTGATCACTACATGCCGGACTGGCGTGTTGTAAAGGAGGACGAGCAGAGATGAGCGAGTTTGATCCGACGAGAAAGCAGATCGAGTACGCCAAAGATTTGATGCACAAGCTTGGCTACGATGACGACAACATTTTCGAGATGCTTGGCAAGGATTTCAACGATCTGACGAAATACGAGATGTCCCAGCTGATCGATACCTTGAAAGAAGAATGGGAGGGCTGAACCGTTATGACAGAGCTTGACATTGAGATCGGGAAGATGAGCGAGGTTGAGGCAAAGAGCGCGCTGAAACGGCTGATCACGACCTTGTCCGAATGTATGCCATGCGATTTTAACGACGAGATCGATACCGAGTGCCCTGTCAAAGAATCCTGCGAAAAGAATTCTCGTCCCTGTGATTTGGCTTGGCTGGACTTCGCGAAAGAGACGGAGCCAAGAGATAGGGTAGAAGAATTAAAGCCTTGCCCTCGCTGCAAGGGTACTTCTTTACATCCGATGTTTCTTCCGGAACCCTTTGACAACGATCATAGACAGTGGGCAATTCACTGTGATGAATGTCAGCATTTAGGCAAATTTGCGGAAACCCTGGAAGAAGCAATGCGGCTGTGGAATCAGGGATCGGAGGGATGACAATGCCGAAAAGGGCAAAAGGTAAAGCAGAAATCGTTGTCGTGTGGGATTTGGAACTTCCCGAAGATGCCCAGATCCGCACGCCGGGCAAAATGCGAAAAATGGCGAAAGCCGCAATAGAAGAAGCGCTGATGACCGAGGCGTTGGCAACAAAAGTATTCATAGAATCGCTTGAATTGAATGTCGTGGAGGTGGGCTGACGGTGTTGAGTGATAACGAGGCATTGGTGATGATGGTCGGAATGATTTGCGTGACAATTATGTTCTGTACTTTAGTTGTATTTAAGGGATTTGAAGGGCGTGGGGATGATGGCGATGACGGTAGCAGATAGAGTTCGTTATATGAGTGACGAGCAGCTTGCGAAACTTGCGTTCAGGTTTATGATGTCCGGCTGTTTGATGATGATGAGATTTCCGGGGACAGATCGTCAATGGATTGAGGATCACAAAGACGATATCGAGGGGAGCATCTTGAAAGAACTTCGGGAAGATGAGAGCACCCGAGATTGGAGTTGGCTGAATGAAGCAATAAAGGAAGCAAAGCCATGAGCGGTGAAAAGCTGATCACCGAACAATGGGTCAAGGGCGTTCAATATCGATTCACGCAGGACAAAGATGGACAAATAAAGATCACCAAAACCAAAGATTTGATGGACTTTTTTAAGGAAGGGTGGCATGGAAAAGTGGAAGCCAATAGACCAAGTTTCTCGCGCCCGATGCCGTGCAGACGGGACGAGAAGGGAAACACGAAGTACCAATCTGTGAAGGTTCTTTTCTCGAAGATCGACGAAGAGTTGAACGAATTGAAGGAATCAGTTTTTGGATATCATGGCGCACAGATCAAACTTGCGAATATGGCGGAACATGAGAGCCGGCTGATCGACAGTGCCGAAAGAGAAATGATTGCGGAGGAAGCGGCGGACACCATCACCGCCATCACGACGCTCTTGGAATCCTTGGGCATTGATGAGGAAATGCGGCTCCAAGCCCAGGAACGGGTCAATTTCAAAAACGGTCAAAGGGGGCGTCTGTAATGGAAAAAACGATTCCTGAAGAGCAAACGATAGTTAGGGACAGGCACTTGTTCTATTGTGACGAATGTGGAATCTTTTTAGGCGAGAGCCAGGAGTATGATGATGGGTATTATGCCAACATCAACGATTATAGGTGGAGCTATTATGACAAGAGCTGTAGTTGGTTATATAAGCGGGGGAATTACTGCCCAGCCTGTAAGGCAAAAATAGACAGGAGAATTGAAAAGGCTTTGCGAGATTTGGGATTTTCAGAGCGTGAGTAGAGGGGACATCTATGATAGCGATGGAAGGGACAGGGAAAGACACGATCATGCTGCCCGAGAAAACGATTACCGCCACGGTGGAGTGGCGAACAATACTTCCGTCCGGAAGAAAGGGCAGAAAGAGGAACATGCGGCGGGCGCTGAAAGTCATGAAGACAAATCGGCTCACAAGGACTCTGACTTCATTCATTTCCATTGAGATCGATGCGAACAGAAAGGTGGGAGAGCATGATTACCCTTGATTTCGTTGTCGGATGTCTTTTTGGTGGTTTGGCGGGATTTCTGCTTTGCGCCATGTTCGTGATAGCCCAGGACAAGAGATATTACGAAGAACTCTACAAATAGCCGGAGGTGCCACATGAAGTATCGGTATTTTGTGAGCTGGTTCTGCAAGCTGAATATTGACGATGGTTTGGGAATGAGAATGGACGGGCATATCGAGAACGGTGTCTTCGAGATCAACCACCCGCTGAATACGAAAGAAGATGTGGACCGGTTCACGCAATTTCTGCAGAACAGACCGGAGAATCAAAAGCTGTGGCGAGTGGTGATGCTGGCTTTCTCCCTCATGTATATCATTGATGAAAGGACGATGGATCATGAGGAAAAAACATAGAGATCAGCTTGTGGATGCGGTGGCGGTTCTTCGATCCTATTGCAAGGAAACCCATTATGTCTGCGGAAAATGCCGTTTCCATAAAGATGGCGGAGGGTGCAAGCTGCAGGGCACTCCCCATACCTGGCCGATAAAGGGAGATGGGAAAACTTATGGAGCACATTGATTGGTCGATCTTGGTTGCCTCGTTCATCGGAGGGCTGATCGGGCTTTGGATTGATGAGAGGTGGAGATGATGGAGCCAATAAGTCATGAAGAACTGACCGTGTGGGCATTTGCCCTTCGGTACGCCGTCTCACGGCACACTTACGCGCCGAGTCTTGTGTGTGGATTTCTCAAAAAGCAGATTCCACGCATGAGCTTTTTTCAGGTAGAAGATATCCGCCGGCAGGTGAAGAAGTTCATCGATCAGAATGAGTACGCTGACGATTTGGCGCTGGAGGATCTTCAGTATTTGATAAAAGCATTGGAAGAAGCCAAAAGCAAGTCCGAGGTCTAAAAGGAGGCAGAGAAAGCCGATGTACAAGTACAACGACTACTTGAAATTGACAAAGGAATATCTGAAAAACTTTGCCTATTATCGGCAAGCCATCAGCTCCATTTCGGAGGACATCGAAGATATCCGCAGACAGCTCGCCACAGAATCCATCAAGGCACCTGCCTATGGTTCTGATACGAGCGGCGGTTTCAACGAACTGAACGGGATCGAGAGGGCGGCAGAGAATCGGATCCGGCTGACCAAGGTTTCCGAAGAATTGCAGGAAAATTGCCGTGTCCTGGAACGTCAGATGAAGAAGGTCACGGCGGCGATCAATACCCTGCCCGAGGATGAGCGGCAGGCAATCCAGATGTATTATATGGACCGCATGACTTACGGCGTCATAAGCGAAAAGCTGCATCTAAGTGAGCGATCATGCAAGCGGCGGATCAGCAAAGCAACCCGCAGCATCGCTTTTATGCTATTCGGACTTACGGCGAGCAGGAACGTTTTTTTCGTCGCTGTCGGGTGATCACAGAAAAAGACCTCGCGCAAGGATTCTCTGCCTTTGCGCGAGGTCTTTTAGTGTCCTTTTGTAATAATAATTAAAATTTCCGATTGATTTTTTCTGTTATTGGTGTTAATATAATATCAGTGTTAGAAAGAAAGGAGGTGGAAAGAGCGATGTCGAAGAAAGACAAGGAGATTGTGGTTCAAGATTCTGTTCCGATGAGCGCATGGCTTCCCAAGAGTCTGCAGAACGTCACGCTTAATGAGCTGATCGATTCGCAGGACATCGAGTTTAACGGTGGTCCTGGGCATCTAATGATCAAGCGGGAGATCGACGGAAACAGAGTGATCTTGCGGGTTGACAAGCAGGATTTCTACAGCGAGATCAATCAGTTCGTCGTGAACGCCGATCTCCCCCGAGACGAGCGCGACAAGGCGATCCAAGACCTGCGAGATAAGCACAATCTGACGCAGCAGGAGATCGCGAATCGCATGGGCATCAGTCAATCCGGTGTGAGTCAGATCCTACGCCGAAATAAGGACAAAAAATGACGACAAGCTGATCTTTGCCGAGAACCCTTGTCGTCATGCCGTCCAACCACCGGAGTGATTGCTTGTTCATATTATAGCATTCACTCCGCACTTTGAGAAGGAGTGAAAGAAAGTTATGCATAACGCAAAGAAAAACGATGTCAAAAAGATGCCTGTCAACAATTACCGTAAGGTCAAGCGTTTGAAGCTCCAATTCGATGCCATTTGCGAGCTGATCCAGATTCGGATTAACCGTGAGTATTCGCGGAGAGGGCGTAACAAAGAGGCTATGAAGCGGTTGGAGGATCACATTATCGTCATGGGCATTGAGTTCCTCGCGAACTGGCACGCCCTTCGGAACAGCTGATTTCAAAGGACTTTCGGAGCCGTCCCTTTTGGGGCGGTTCTTTTTTTTTGGCATTTTTATGTCACTTTTTTGGCACTTTGTAGGCACCATTTTAAGTTACGCCTGTGATATAGTGTAAGTGCTCGAAATGGGTTCAATCATATATTCCACTTTCACGGAGCGCCGCTTTCGGAGATCGTCGAGGGCGGCGCTTCCGATTCACAGAGGAGGGAAATCGTGAAGGTAGTCGAGAAGAAGGTCAGCGATCTCGTGCCATACGAGAATAATCCGAGGAACAACGAGAAAGCGGTGGAAGGTGTCGCCGCGAGTATTCAGAAGTTCGGGTTCCGCGTGCCTCTTGTGGTAGACAAGGAAAACGTGGTGGTTGCGGGGCATACGCGCCTGTTGGCGGCGCAAAAACTTGGACTGAAAAAAGTACCTTGTGTTGTGGCGGAAGACCTGACGGACGAACAAATAAAGGCTTACCGTCTCGCGGATAACAAAGTTGCCGAAGCCAGTTCGTGGGATTGGCCTAAATTAGAGCAGGAATTGACAGAGCTTGAAGCCCTGGACATCGACATGAGTGAGTTCGGTTTCGAGCTTCCGGACGATGTCGATATGGACGACTTTTTCGAGTCTCACGAATCCGAATCCGCACCGAAGATCAAAACGAAAAAGGTTATTTGCCCGAAATGCGGAGAAGAGTTTGAGATAGAGGTCTGACCATGAGGATCTACCTTGCAGGAGGAATCAGTGGAAATCTCAACGCAGCATGGAGAGAAGCTATGAAGGTTTATATGGCAGGATCGAATGGTCGAAGGTGGTGCCTCAGTGATTATATATTTGGCGGGGAACAACGCCAAAGGTCGGCAGGTCAATCTGTATCTGCAGAGACAAGGGGGTACCCTTAGCAAAGCCGAAGAAGTCAACATATTGGAAAGCTTCTACTATGCCGACGATCTGATCACATCCCTGATCCCACATTTGCGGCACTTCATGCTTGACAGTGGGGCGTTCACCTTTTTCACCCAAGGGAAGCATGTCGATTGGGATGAATATGTCAGCCGGTACATCGAATATATCAAGCAGAACAAGGTCCGGCTCTATATCGAGTTGGATATTGATTCCCTCATCGGCTACGACAAGGTAAAGAAGATCAGGAAGCGCCTTGAACATGAGATCGGCTACCCACCGATTCCTGTGTGGCATAAAAGCCGGGGCAAAGAAGATTTCCTTCGTATGTGTGACGAGTATGATTATGTCGCCATCGGCGGCATCGTCTCGAAGGAAATCCGTCTGCAAGACTACAAATATTTCCCTTGGTTCATCAAGGAAGCCCATAAACGCGGTGCGAAGATCCACGGCCTCGGATTTACCAACCTTTCCGGATTGAAATATTACCATTTTGACAGCGTGGATTCTTCCTCCTGGACAACGGGAAACCGCTTCGGAAAAATCTACACGTTCAATGGAGAAGACCTTGTCATCACAGACAAGCCTCCGGGAACGAGAGTCAAGGCTCGGGAAACGGCGATCCGAAATTTTACCGAGTGGGTCAAGTTCACGAAATACGCCGAAAAGAATCTCTGATAATATGGGAGGATTTGAGATGGAGGCAGTCGTCCTTTTAAGTGGCGGTATTGATTCAACGACCTGTTTGGCGTTGGCGGTTGATTGTTATGGCGCGGAAAACGTGCTGGCTCTGACCGCATATTATCGACAGAAACATGCGAAAGAATTGGAAGCGGCGAAGAAGGTTGCCGCTTATTATGGCGTCAGACAAATGGAGATCAACCTTGCCGACGCCTTTTCCAAAAGCGATTGCCCCTTGATCAGCGGAAACCGTGACATCAAGCATCAGTCTTATGCGGAGCAGCTGAAAGACCTTGGCGGCGAGGGAACGGTTGACACTTATGTTCCCTTCCGAAATGGGCTTTTCCTCTCTTATGCTGCGGCAGTGGCGATCAGTGTGGGAGCCGAAAAGGTTTTCTACGGAGCGCACGCCGACGATGCCGCCGGCAGGGCTTATCCCGATTGCACGCCCGAGTTTGCGAGCGCCATGGATGAGGCCATCTACGAAGGGAGCGGGAAGAAATGCTCCCTCCACGCGCCGTTGATTGATCTGAACAAGGCGCAGGTGGTCGCGAAGGGCATCAAACTGAACGCGCCCTATGCGCTGACATGGTCTTGTTATGAGGGCGGCGAGAAACCCTGTGGGGTATGTGGCACCTGCATCGACAGGCAGAAAGCATTTGAAGCAAACGGGATCGAGGATCCGGCGTTGAGAGGTTGAGATCATGATTGTCTTTGTCGCATGCGGAAAGCTGAAAGAGGATCACCCATGCATGGCAAAGGATATGTATATAGGGCGCATATTCAAAAAGAGCATGACCTATGCCAAGCTGATGAATCCGAGAGTGATCTACATACTGTCAGCGAAGTATGGATTGCTGGAGCTGACGGATACGATCTCTCCCTACAATCAGACTTTGACGCCGCAGACCAAAAACAAGAAAAAGCGGTGGGCAATTATGGTCTATCGACAGATGACATCAAAGGGTATCGATTTCAACGAGGAAGCCGTGTTTCTGTGCGGGAGAGCCTATGATATGTACCTGTCCAATCTATTCCCGCATCACTCGAATCCTCTGCACGGTCTGCAGATGGGCAGGCGTGAAGCTTATTTAACGAAGGAGATTGCGAAATGTACACAGTGACGAAGCGGCTGGAAGTCAGCGGAGCACATCGGCTGACCTTGCCTTATGGCAGCAAATGCACAAATCTTCATGGACACAATTGGATCATCTATGTGACCTGCAAATCGGAGAAGCTGAACGATGACGGCATGGTGATCGATTTCGTGAAGATCAAGGAAATCGTGAACCAGCTGGATCATGCCAATCTGAACGATCTTTTCCCGATGGATATGAACCCTACCGCCGAGAATATCGCATGGTGGATCTGCCGCATGGTTCCCTATTGTGTCCGGGTCGAAGTGCAGGAAAGCGAAGGGAATGTCGCAATCTATGA